GTTGCTCAACTGCCCCACGGTTCCAGCTGCTGAAGAACGTGACTGCCTCCAGAATACGCTGTGCCTCATAGGGCACCTGATCGCATCCATCATACACGCTCAGCAGGTCATCCATCCGATCACACGCTAGTTTGTGGATGATGGCGTAGGTCTCTTCGCTCAGGGTGATGGTCATAGGTCTGTTGCTTATGAGAATATTATAGGGGTAGTTTCACCCCTTTCTAGGGTGAGTGTGCCAGTTCCTCAAGTGTCCTCGTCTTCTGTCATCTGTTTCAGTTCTTCCATAACATCTTCTAAAGGATAGGTTTTAACTTTGCCACTTTGAACATCCTCAACCATTCGTTGTAGATGCTCTAAAAAATCTTTGGATAGTGTATTGTCCTCTCCAAGAGATTGCCAGAACCAGTCATAACATTCTTCATAAGGGTCATCATACCACATCAGTGCATAATCCTTATAGTTGCCTGTCATTAGATCAGACCAAATGCGAAATGATCCTCTAATGCTCTGCCACCCTGTCATCCAGCAGTGATTGATGTAGTAATCAAACCAGTTCATGCTACTCATTTATGGAATCTATTTCATCAAGATACTTCCAGTTCCAGGTTCTTCCAAATACATCCAAATCAAATCCAAACTTATAAGCCCAGAAAATAATGCTAAAGAGTGTATTGTTACCTAAACTGAGTTGTATGTAGGGAGAACTGGGATAATCATTCCATGAGAAGGAGACCTGTAGAATGGAGTGATTCTTCAGTGGTTTAGGAAAGTGAGATTCAAAGTTTAGAATCTGCACATAATAATCATCACCATAGTCTTCACGATGCTTGAATCGAATAAGTGTCATAGAGATAACTTACCTGGGTCGGGGACATCTTGGTGCAAGTAGGGTTGCACTTTTACATATTTAAACACAAAGGCAAGTGCAAGACCAATGTACACAATCGGAAGAAAGTTTTTCATTTACATTCAGGGTGTGGTTGTTTGCAATACTCTTGTTTGGCAGTCTCTTTATAATAAGACTTGAACAGTTTCTCATCACGATGAATGAGAGAGACATTATACATCAAAATGCCAATAACTGCAAGAAAGATGTATGTAGTTTTCATGCGTTGTAACCTTGTGTTTTTAGGATAGCACGGCGAGCATCATAAGCAAGAAACTGATTTGCAAACTCAGCCACCTTTTGATGGGTGTCACGATGATACAATCCCCAACGTGATGTGCCTACGATTCCACGAATCACGTAGGGATTGTCAATGCCAAGAGGATAGGGTTTCATTTGATAAAATCGGGAAGTGGTTTGCCCTGGATACGCATCAGGTTTGTGAAACGCTCCATGTCCCAAGAATAGTAGATCCAGGGATTGCTGTCAAGGTCAGTGTGTGGTGGTTTCATGACAGCATTGGAGAAGAAGTCTCCACGACCGTCTGGATTGTGTTCGGTGAATGGAAGTGCCATTGTAGTGTGACGTATGAAGGTATTATAGGGGGCTGGAAGCCCCCTTGTCAAGTATTAGAGGTAAAGATAGCCTCCAGCCCAGTCAGCCTGCTCGTAGAGCCTCTCACGGCTCTCTTCGTCAAGCACGTTATACCGTACATGCTTTGCAGGTGCCTGCCAGTTGGCTGGCTTGTAGACATCGCCAGTGGTACGATCAATGAAAGCATGAACAGACTTCTGACCCCCAGTGTCCCTAAAGATCAGTTTAATGTACTTACGACCGACTTTTGTATAAAACTCAGCATCAATACCGTGATTGTTAATGTGATCAATCTTGGATTGATGATAGTCCATGTTGATCTCTTCACGAATCGAACGTTTGTGAGAACATAGTTGTTGTGTTTTGAGATGCATGTAAAGAACATCACACAGCATCACTGCATAATGTTCAATTTTGTCAGCAGTCAGAGTGGTGTTGTACATGATCAGAGTGTGAATGCTTTGGAAACGAGGACTTCATCGGATTTAGAATACTTTTCGTAAATCCAATCGCTGTTCTCAACATTGAGATAGGTGTGAAGACTGCCATCGGAGTCTTCCTTCATGTAGGAGCCCACCCACTTGTCGTAGATGTAGCCACCTTTGAGAAGCTCTTGTTCAAAGTTCATGGCATCAGTTGCGTTGACCAATTTAGTATGAGGCAGAATTGGAGCAGAATCAAGCCGTAGTGGACACCTTCGGAAGTATCACATCACGAAACAGCTCTGCCAATTCATATGCCCAAAACCTCTTCCTATCATCATTTTCCATCGCAGCTTTAAACATTTTGTTATATTCAATCCATTGTTCTTTTGTTGTATTCATGTCAATGTCAGAAACACATGCTGTTGCCCAAGAGATAAAATTATTTAAGTTGCTTTGATTCCATTCATCAGAATGATGATCACTGACAAACATAAAGTCTAACCTAAGATCTTGACTGCGATAATTTTCTTGCAAAAGACGATTGTAAAGATATGGTGTTTTAATTTTACTTAAAGTGTAATCACAAACGCCAACACGTTCAAAACACCGTGGATATTCATATCCTTTACCGAATTGCTCTCTACCACGCTTAATTCGACTCATCCACTTATTAAGTTCATGATTATGAAGTTCAAACTCCCAGTATTCACCAGGATTTACCTCTTCTTTGAGTGCAGACCACTCATCAAAGGTGAGAAAAATGTTCCGTCGCATTGGAATGAACCTTGACTACTCACATAGCATAAGACCCCCAAGGCGTCTTGCCAAGGGGGTCAGTGGACAGTTAATCAATCGTTACAACCGAGGAGCAACCCACCACCAACAGCACCTAGAGGGATTGACCAGCCGTAAGCATCAGGTTTTGATATGCTGGCTGCAATTCCACCACCCAACAGAGCACCAAAAATGGTATTAGATGGCGTACATACTGTGCTTCGTTGATATTGTGGCTGTGATTGTCGATAGTACGTTGACCCAGAACATTGATCCTTGTAGGATTCTGTTTTGACGTAACCTGGAGTATAATTCCCATAACGATCATAGCCACCAGGCATGTAAACTTCTCGATAACGAGTTTGTTCACAAAATTCATTGGAGTTTGAGTATTGTGCTGCAGCAGGTAATGCTGCTAATACCATAAATGGTATTAAGAATAGACTTTTCATTTGTTAGAAATCGTAGGATGAACCTAGATATGCCTCAAAATCATTAGATTCATCATCCATGTCAAGATCCCAAATATCATCAGATTCTAGGAGTTCTTCAACTTCATCACGAAACAGCATTTGAGGCATTTCTTCAATGTTAGGACGATCTGTGAAGTGTGTCATGTCAGTAAGAAACAATTTCAATCAGTTCTTGACGAAGATCTTCATAATCTTCCTCAAGCATTTCCCGCTCTTCTGCGGAAAGATTATGTTTAAGAAGAGACTGGATGCGGGACATTTCCGCTTTGATTTGTTTAGTATTCATGGTAGACATAAAGGGGAAATAAAGGGGGCAGAGCCCCCCGCAAATACACTTCAATGAAACACAAATAAACTAAATCAAATCAAACGAGAACTGGCTTCAGCAACTCGTTTTTCAGAGCGGTATTCACAAAACGACCCACAGAACCGTTTTGATCAGCGATCTCACCTTCCAGTTGCACCGTGAAAGATGCAGGATCAGTGATTTCGTAGACATACTCACGATTGCCTTTAAAGACAATGTTAGCACGGTTAGCGGTCACAGTGATACCGTTGTCAACGATAGCAGAGGAACCAGTAAAGTTGAAAGTACGCATAGTAAAAAACAACAAGTAAGGGACAGATGGAGTCTTTGGGGCGCTGCCATTCCCATATGTATATTATACAGTCAAATAGCTAGGGATGTCAACCCTCTCAACTGGACCCCAACCAATCTTGTAAGCTTTCCAGTTGCCATTGAGATCAAACAGGTAAGCATACTCTTCACCACCCATTTTACCAGAAACAAACTCATCAAAGCTGCTGATGTCAGGTTCATTCATCTCACCACGCTCAGAATGATACAGTGGTTGTGCATCACGAGTGTGAGAATAAGACCAACTACCAGCATCATCTTCAATGATTTTGCCGTTTTCATCACGAAGAGCAGAACTCTCCCAGGTGTGAGTGGTACGAAGAGAAGACATAGAACCACCATCAATGAGATCTTTGACAGCATCACGATCTTGATAGTGCTGCACAAGGATCCTACCATTGTGCTCAACATAACCATCCCAGTGGCAGTAGACACTAACCACGGTATGATCAGCGAGTTCGTAACCGATACGAGAACGAGTGCCCATTGGATTAGAAGCGAAGTGGTGAGGCTCTGTGCCTCATGAGATCAATATAAGGGATAGCCACGACCTTGGCAACCCCCTGAACCATCAGAGTTTCTTATCAGTCAGAAGCACGGTAGGGTCGAGGAGGAGTTGCCTGAGGTTTAAGGGCAGGCTCATCACAACCCAGCACAAGGTAGTAGTGTGTGATGCCAGTCTTCAGGTGCTTCTCGATCTTGATGTCCATGATGTCCAATACGGAATCATCAATGTCATCAAACAACCTATCACATGTCCTAATATCTGCATTAGGATCGTTGAGAGAGTTCAACAGCTCAACTAGATTTTGAATCTTCATGGTAATCAGAAAAATCGGGGGAACAATACACAGTGTCATCAGTTTCATCAGCCCATGCTAGAAACTCAGCTCCAAGGGCAAGGGCATCATCATGACGATCATCACAGAGAAGTTCAGTCATGCGTTCCTGTGCCCATCCAAGGCAACTGGTAACATAACTCGTCATGTCTTTTAGTTCATCGTGGTCCATGTCAAGTTGTGAATGAATCGACAATCCGACTTTTTTGGTCTTCTGCGAGAAGAAACTTTTGAGCCTTTTTGATGTTTTCCATAGCTTGTGAATAATACTCAGAATAGTAGTCATCGTCCCACTCAACAATAAGATCATAACACTCTTCGTCAGTTTTAGCAATCACTGACAAAACGCCACCATACTCAGATGAGGGGAAAGGAACCCAGTAGTCAATGATGTACAGATAAGTCATTTGCGATAAGGAGAGTTGTAGTAGGAACGAAAAACAGAAACAAGAATAACGAGCGTTGAAACCACACCAATAAGACCAAGGAAGGTGGTGGCATCACCGCTAAAATTGAGAGTGTCGGGTGTCATTTTTTGAAAAGAAGTTGAATGGTAAAGGTAATTACAAGCCATTTCCAATAGGGAAGAACCATCATTGGAAACAACCAGGAGCAAGACAGAGACAACAACCACGCTATAAGAAGCGTAACTGTAACGGCACCAAGAACTTCTCCAACGAGTTGATCTGTGGTTTTATCCTTAGATGTCATTCTACAAACTCCATAAGGTAATAGTCAACTGTGACTTCAAGCTCTGCCGCTTTGCTTTCAAGCTCCATAGCAAACTCATGTGCCAGTTGCTCGTCTTCGTGGGCGCAAAAAAGATCAAGAGTCGATTTATGCATGGTTAGAAACGTAACATGGACAGTATAGAGGATTTAGTGTGGCTTGTCAACTGGTAGGTCAGATTTATCTTGTAGGCTCCGAACAAAGAGTTCAGTAAACCGTTGCATCTTATCAGGATGGACGCTGGCTGGATAATCGTTGATGGCTCTTCGTAAAGTGTCCATCTCATTCCATTCCTCTGTGTTCAGTGTCATTGTTTACCTCTGTGTTAGGATTTGCTAACTTTACAATACTATCTAGGGATGTCAACGACTCTTTCTTTTGTTTTAAGGATTCATCCGCCAGGAAGTTGTCTAATGAGTCAAAATCATCCTTAAGTTCTTGGATTTTCTTTTTGTCGTGGTAGAATGCCCACAGAGCATTGTGAACGTCCATCAGATGATCAATCCAAAACCCAGCAGGATAGATTCCAAGTGCATCTTGCAGACCACGATGACTCGTTCCTTCACTTTCTGCCTTACACATAATATAACAGATAGCCTGAACTAGATCGAGTTTATCCGATTCAGAAAGCATAAAATACTTTCCTACTGCACGTTGCCTTGCCTCTTCATTTGCCTTCTGAAGTTCCTTGAAAGCATCAGAGTCCCACCATTCTTGAAGGGATTTACCAAGTTTGTTAGGTTCAGTCATCTTTTCCAAAAAATGTGCCGAATAGACCAGAATCACCTGGCTTACGATTTTCAAGTTTGTCCAACAGTGCATCAGTATGAATTACACTATCAATACGAGTGATGAGATCTGCAATTACACTGCAAACCATAGGACGTTCTTGACGTGAAGCATAAGACAATGCATTACGCAAGTTTGCTTCTGCTTCTTTCAAAGATTCTTCAACAGATTGTGATAGTGCCATGGATCATTCCTCAGTAAGATATCTAGATTTTTGTGACTGATAATCTTCTGGATAGGTTTCTTTAATAAAAGCATTACATTCCAGGCTCAAATCAGATACGATATATTGAAGGAATTGTAATCCAGCAGGAGAAAACTCCTTCAAATCATCAGTCTTGAAGAAACGATTTGCTACCTCTTTATGAAGCAACACCTTTTCATCAAGTTTTTGGGAGAAGAACTGTGTCCACTCCTCTGCGTGTTCTTGGCTTTTAAAATTAAGAATCATTTGGGTTCTCCCACTTTACGAATTTCAAATGCACCGTCTTTACGATCAACCCACTCAATCTGGTCACCCTCACCCCAACCAGTGTGTTCTAACATATCTTGAGGAAAAGTAATTTTATAGTCTGTTTCGTAAGTGTCATCATTAATAACTTCTTCAACAGGAACTATCCAAGTTTTTTTCTTGGTAATTGTAGAGGTTGTATCAGCATGTGCTGCGGCATCACACATAGCATCAAGTTCTTCATCAGTATATTGATTATTTTCTTGCACTTTAGTAACTTTAGAGATATGTGGTAGATTATCAGAATGATTTTTCTTTTCAGGTGGCATCCAGAAACCATCATCAGTCATCCAATATCCAGCAGCAATCATCTCATCATAAGTTGCATCTTTCTTTTGATTAACATCTTTCAATTTACACAACAATTCATATGCTTGAGAAGCATATTTCCTATGATGCTCATAATTTTCTGACACTGCATTCCAGATGCAATCATAAATTTCTTCTGCTGTTGCTTCACCAGAAGACATTGCATCATGCAGCCAGCTCTCAAGATTTTCAAGTGAATACTCTTTGTAATCAAAAGACATAATTAATCCCTCGGTTTTGGTTTGTTACACTCGTTACAGTAGTAGGAAAACCCACTCTTAAAGTATTTTACCACTTGATAGTGATCTTTGTCAAGGGGTTTCTCTTCATGACAATTACTACATGTCCTTGAGGTGTTGTTTTTTTGCTTGCTTAAGTTGCTTGAGTTCATCTTTGATTTGTTTGTAGGCAATTGGAGCAGGAATTTTACCACCCATTTCCAGGGCGATGATAATGTCAACTCTTGTGCCAAAGTGTGCAAGTGCTCTTTCAAAGTCATCAAGGTCATACATTTTAGTTTTTATATATTTCTAAAGATAAAATATCTATGCGGGCATCCAATGAATTTTCAAGACGATACAATTCATTTGTAGTGTTAATATTCTCCTCTTCAAGAACTTTAATTCGATCCTCTAATTTAATAACCTGTTGAGTTAGAGATTGAAGTAGTTCAATCAAGGAATATTCATTATCATTAGCATCATAGCAGGTAATACGATACCGACTCTTATCGTTGTCAGTATTAGAGAAAAACCAATTAAATAATTGTTTGATCATTTAACAGCAACCTCATTTAGATAAGCATAATAACGCATGAAAGATCCTAAACGACAGAGACTACCCAGACTAGCACAAAACTCCTGATATGGCAAGAACTCAAGGCAGAGTGTTGTTGAATCCAACACATGTTTAATTAGATCCACTCTGGTCTCCGTTGTGGAAGACGAAGATAATTGCTGGCTACCCATGGTTTTGATGCAATGTACATTTTATAAGCAGTGAAGGTATCAATGCTTGTATCTAATTTATACTCATCAGGCATTGCCCTGACAAATGATGTAGGTTCTTTTCCGCTACGACCTTGAATATCTGACGTTGGAAAGATTTCACTTGCATGTAGCAATGTGGTAAAGCAGGTATGTGTTTTACCATAACGTGCAGAATATTCTGCACACAAGGCAAATCCATGAGCAATCAACCATCGCCAATTATTGACATAGGATGATGCCCAGATGGTACATGGATGATTACGAAAGGCACCCCTATCAGTAGCGTAAGGTGTGCCATCTGCTTTTGGAAGAGTGCCAAATCCATGCCCCCATTTGTCGGATGCAACGATGGACAGCATTTGACAAGTTTCCAAGGGCATCTTGACAATATGCTTGTCAGGTAGCACAATGGCAGACTTGTAGGGATCGGGGTCAGTGACAAAAATGTTCATAGTGGTCTTGGATTCCCACATAGTATAGCACTAGGCATCTCACAATGGGCAAGTGCCCTTGCTTCAAATTGTGTCGTTGCCTCAACAATTCGTTTATGATACTTGGATCCAGTCTCTTTAAGTTTGTAGGTAATTTCCCATTTCCTTGTCATAGAAGTGCTGCCCTATCAATTGTTTTTTACTTTCCTTGGTCTTCCTCTCTTTTTAGGTTGGTCAGTTGTCTCTGCAACTCTACTTGTACGCTTATTAAATTTAGGTTTAGATACTCTTCGTACTGGTTTCCCTTCACTAACTTCTGAAGATTCTCCAATTGTAGAATAGACAAGATCAAGTTCATTTTGGAGTTCATTTCGATCAATCCTAACCTCATTTTTTTTGAGTTTGTAACGGGTTAAATGCTTTTCTAGATGTGTTTCATTTTGAAACCAACAGATCTTATGATCTCCTTGGTCAGTGTACTCCAACCGTACTGGAAATCCAAAATGAGGAAATAGTTCTTCAGTAGTCATACTCGACCTCCATCAACTTGATTCATTTTAAAATGTTCTACTTGACGCAAAATAGTATTTGACAACTCTTTTGCATTCTGTTCGTTCCAAGGCTGCTGCGTATAACCGCTTTGCCACACCTTGAACAGTTGAGAGTTAATTGTGTCAATAATCATCTGGTAATTAGTCATTGTTTTAAGTCCTCAAATTCTTTTTGAAGTTCTTTTGCAAGTTTCCATGAACGTCTCCATGATAAGCATTTAAAAAATGGATTTTTAGGATGTAGCCAAAGATACAAATATGCACTGCTGTATTTAGATTTAATGATTTTGAGGACTAGAATAAAAGCTTTTGCTACATTCTGATCCACAGCAATCATGTAAGCAACAATGCCAAAAATAATTAATAAGGTAGAATAGTAAGTACTCATGATTTCATCATTTAATTACTTTTTAAGTTTGTATGTGTAGATGTGTTTACCTGGAGTGTCAACGTAGTGTGCCTCTCCAGTTTCTAATGCAGTCTTCAATTCTTGTGCAAAGGGTTTCAATGCCTTAACACCATACTTGTTCTCATAATATGTTCTGATTGACTTATCATGAAACGTGCGTCCACGATACTCAATCAATTTACCCTTTGAGGTTAAACCATGATATTCAAAGTTTGATGCCTTGTAGATTGTACCACAGTGACCATGGTGACTGTCTGCATAAGAGACTACAGTTTTGTAGCCAGTATTTTTCTTCATCCAACGTAGTGTCTTACCAATAAAGTAACTCTCAGTGTTACGTGGAGTCTTATCAATACAACAGAGGCGGCGAAGTTCAACAATATCCTCCTCTCGGTCAGCATACTTCTTCCAAGTATTTGCCATACCAAGAGAACCATAGATCATGGCACCAATAAGATTATTATCTGCCATGAGTGCAAACACATTTGATATACGAAGACCATTGACATTACCAGAATAATGCCAAGTCTCTACAAAATCTCTTACAATTTGAATGTTTGATGGGGCAACGACAAACTGCTTTACGTTACATGAGGTATAATCCTCATCCCCGTAAAACATGTCCATAAGCATATTTGACTTCATCTGCGGTCTCTCTAGCAGTGTTAATGACTATATCACGTAGCTGAGCGTAATCAATACCGATCCATGCCCAGAAGGCTTCTCCTCCGATGTAGCGGATATTGTCCTTAGTGTAATCGAAAGAATCACCAAAAGCAATAGCAAAGAAAGCTTGAGACTCATGTTGTACGGTGGTACGAATAAGTTTTTCAAGTGAATCATTCTTATGAGTCCCAGTTTGTGTGTTTTTGTTTGCCTTAAGTTGACCTTCCCACTCTTCATTGATGAAAAGATCCACACCTAAAACCTTTCGTTGCCCCTTGTCAGTATTGCGGACATTATTTCCACAGGTCTCTGCAATTTCTTGAAGAGCATAACCAAGACAAGTTGTAAAGGTCTTCTCAAAGGTTGCCCAGATGAGAACCTCTGGAACTGCCTCTTTGATAATGTTAAGGTTTTTAGCATGAAGATTCTTGTAGATCTTCATGACGGTCTTCTGTTTAATTGGATGTAAAATTGCTTCAATTAAAAGTTTATTCATTTCATAAAAGCCTCTAGCCCTTTGATCTTAGCAGCTTTTTTAACGGTGCGTCTACCCTTTGTGGCAGTTTTTTTACTGGCACTCTTGATGTAGTTTTTAGCTTCGTCCAAGGTTTTAAACACCTTGTCCTGCTGCCCCATGTGAATAATCATATATTCTTTACCAAAGGGGACAGCAGCCCACTCCTGGTTACTTGACACGAATCCTTCCATGTGTTATGCTGTGAACATTCTAAATATAGCATACTTTGTGGAAGATGTCAAATGATGAATCCAAATGAAATCAAGCTAGAGTCGATTGATCGCATGTTTCATTATGAGGCTCAAGCAAGATACTTAGACGAGTTGGATCGTGAACCCGCGATTGAAATGGCAAAGTGCTATCTCAAGCTGTATCTCAAGCAACAGGAGGTTATTGCAGACCTTGGTGGCTTGGGGTTGACAGACGAAGATTGAAGTGTTAAGATAGTTAAGTTAAAACACAGGAGCAATCTCATGTACTCGACAGTCCAGAAAAAGCGGTATCGTGTTGTCTTGGATATTGAAGCCTATGAAGATCTTGATGTGCTCAATCTTGATTGGCATGAGGTTCTTAAGCTAGATGGTAATGAGTGTGTTTACGCTTCTGTTAAGGATTATGATGATTTGTATTAATAATATCCCGATTGAAGTTCCCACCCAACATAGGTCCAAACAGTTTTACTTCCAGCTGCTGCTCCATCAAAGGATGAAAGACGAAGAGCTATAATATTCGACCCATTATTAACAATATTAATATTGCCATTATCTAGGGAGCCGCTGGTAACAAGTACATTGTTTCTGGTGATACTTCTAAGCGTAACTGTACTGCCATTTACTTGAATGCCACCATAAACGAATCCACTATAAGTATGTAATAGTGTATTTGAAGAATCATAGTATGAAGCATTACATTCAAGACGAAAGGAATTATAAAGACCAGTACGCTCGAAAGCAGCTCCATTTGAATTTATAAATGGAGCCTCATCAACAGTTCCAGAACCAGAAATAACAGTTCTTCCTTCTAGAAAGCTGTAATCAAAATTCAAATCAGAATTTTGATAAGGCGATGGATAAACATTCATACTCCGAGAAGATTCTATATCATTATAAAATTTTACAGCATCACTGGAACGAGTAACTACAATGCCCCCAGCACCAAATCCGAAATTGCTGTTTCCTATTCTAAAATTTCTAGTAGCACCTGTTGTAGAAAAAGTTCCATCTGTTATATTAAGTGTCATTTTATTTTATTAGAGATACATTGTTCCATATCCATTTTCATCATATTGTATTCCACCATTAGTTCGTCTTTTATCAATTTTTTTCATAGATCTAAGAACTTCAACTTCTGGATTTTCACAAAGTCCCATAGTAAATCCATATTTTTGAATTAAAAATAAATATCTTTCATTGTTTAAAATTCTTTCTTGAATAACTGGTAGAAATAATTCATAATTTAATTCTTTTATTGGAACAAATTGCTCTGGATTAGGTTCAGGTAATTGAATTTGTTCTCTTCCAACAAAGTAAAAGTGTGGGGATTCTTCTGTGCTTAAATTCTGATTTAACATCATAATTTGACAATCAATAGTGACTGCACAATTTTTCATTCCATTCACATCTTCTAAAACTCCCATTCCAATAAAATCAAGGGTAATGTCAAGATTATTAATGTTGATGATTTTTCTTTGCATAATTAATTTTTTTCTTTATTTCAAGTATTTATTAAAAAAATCCTTGCCCACAACCTGAATTTGTCACTCCCGCATCATAACCACCATTAAATGCATATTGTTCAAAAGTACTAGCTCCAAACCAACTAATACTGCTATATGTGGTAAAATTACCTGATACAGGCGCTTTTCTTGCTCTGAGATATAAATCATTACCTATGGCAATAAAAGCAAATGCATTTCCAACGTTATCTGAAGTTCCTGGAGAAGACCAGTTAGATCCAGAGTATCCTCCAACACGTTGAAGCCCAGCAACTGTTATTGTACCAGAACTATTCCATCTAGCACTACCACGATATATACCTCCAGTTATTCTTGTAGTATCTATTGAACTAGTGTTATTATTATAATTATAAGCTGAAAGAAAGGAATAAATTGTTATTGAATTATTAGGCGACGGCCCTCCTATATAATAATCTAATATTGGAGTGCTATCGTCTAAATCAAAATGAGTAGTAGAACCTGCAAAACCACGTCCGTCATAACCAATGACACCATTACCGTATAAATTTATATCTTCTGAGTTGTATACAGTTACAACTTTTTGATATGGGTAACCAGAAAATATAGTATCTCTAAGCCGATATTGTCTACCATGTAAGGTAAAAGCACGATCACCCCCTTGGAATACTGTGTCTGGTATAAAAATTTTGTTGCTAGTAAAACGGGTTGCCATAAAAATTAAATTGATTGTACGACTTGACCAACATAATTAAACATAGTTGCCGTTGATGTGCTAGAACTCGCTGGTGTAAATCTAAAACATGGTCTTCCACTAACAACAACAATAGTAAAATTACCCGTATCTAATGAACCAGATCCACTACCATTTCCATAATAATTATTCCTAAGAACAGAAGGAGTTCCACTACTATTATAAATTATTCTATTATACGCGCTAAAATTATAAACATGGGTTGCCGCCGTGTTTAAACCACCAGCATGATATGACATTGAACAGGTAATGTCAATTAATGTTATAGACGAACTTGTTGTAGTAATGAATGCATACTCATTATCCTCTATAGGACGATCTATAGATGATCCACCTTGGAGAAGAATTGAACCAGCAACTTGACCCTTCCTACACCAGGGACCCCATCCACTGCCATGGTAATTGTATGCGTTGTTATCCACGCTCAGAGTAACTGTATCCAAAGTATTATTTGGTTGCCAAATATCAGTGCCCAATAGGTTCAAAAAGCTGGCACCAAATGTTATATGTTTAAAGGTTCCAGTATCACGGCATATAGAAGTAATTCCAGTTAAAGATGTGGAATTTATAATCATAATACTTTACTCTGGAGGATTATAAGAATTTTCATCTTCAGGAGAAATTATTGGTGCCCCAACTGGAGCAATTGATGAATCCCAAGGAGCAGCAACACCAACTTCAGTAGGCTCTAATACATCTAAAATTTTTCTTTGCTGCATAAGCTTTAACTCACCAATATTCGATGCATTTGCTTCAACCCAACTAATAACCTGCGCCTCTGTAACTTCATCAAAAGAAGTAAAATTTTCTTCTGCCAAATCTGCCGCTGAAACTTTAAATGGAGTTGCTCCAGGAAAAAATACTTTTTCATCTGGATAATCAGATCTATAAGTTTCTAACTCCCATCTTGCATGACAAATTACATCATTTTGCCCATTATGTAATAGTTTTTTTTTCAATTCTGTAATTCTAATTGTGTGAACGAATTGTGCCATAATTGATATAAGACCGTTAATTTATCTTTGTTTATTTATTTAGCTTCCAAAGCAGCAACACGCTGCATTAGTTGATCAATTAATTCTTGCTGATTTTGAAGTTGGGTTCTTTGTCTTCTAGCAAGATTTACTAAATGAGGTACAAATTGGTCATACTGAACATATTCTGGTTCATTATTTTCATCAAGACCCACTAATCTTATATCCACTTCAGCAACTTCTTCAGCAATAAAACCATAGAAACCGTGATGCTCAGGATCAGCCTTGCACTTAGAACGATACCAAACAGGTCTTACATTATCTAACATATTGTCAACATAAGAATCTTCAAGATCTTCAACATCTTTTTTATATTTGATAGATGATACAGCTCTTACCCAGTCGTTCTCTGCGGCTGTCATTCTGATGTTGGCACCACCAGATGCAGTATTATTAAAAGTGCCTGGGGAGCGAATTCTATTAAGTCTGGTGGTGCCATTGGGGTCAACATACCAACCAGTATCATTAAAATCATATAAAATATTTACTCTCGTATCATTAAAGCGACTCACTCCATCTGGATCAGAATTATAACCAGTATTATTACGATCATAGAAAATATAACCACGACCATCATTCCAATATGTTATATCATATAGCTCAACTTCAGAGTTATTAATACGAACTTGCCAGTTCCCATCATTACTTAATAAACCAAAATTATTATCATACTGACCGTATAAGTAACCAGCAATAGTTCCATTATAAGAGTGCCTTAGACGAATACCAAATCCATTACCATTTGCACCAACGTTCCACCAATTACCAGCATCAGAGTACCAATGCTGTCCAGTTGCCTGATTATACAAACCGGACCCCGAATTATTATTTCTAATCCAACTTCTAGCAAAATAGTCATTTGTGGTTAGGCTTTCATTCAAATTTGATGAGGAGGCGGGATCCACATAAAAACCAGTGTTATTAGCATCGTAATAAATACCAGCAAATAATCCTCCACCACTTCCATCATTCCTATCATGCATTGCAACGGTTGTCCAGCCACTGTTATTGGGCCAAGAGTTTCTAAATCTTAAGTTTCCAATTGGTCCACCACACATTTGCCAACCATAACCAGAGTTATAAGCATTAACGTAGTGATATGCTTGCACACCAACCCAATGCGATGTTCCTGATGGTTGGTTTGCTGGATTACTCCAAGTATCAAAGAATCCCGAACCCCATGTCATCACAGAGTTAAGGTCTGTAGTACCCCAACCCATAGTTCCAACAAAATAATTGCCGTCTGAGGTGAAATCTCTTCTATCGGCATCATACTTACCAGTAAGTCCAAGTTGAACTTTTATTGCATTTCTATCAATATAACGAATATAATCATCATTTGAGCAGTAATACTTGTTGACACCATTACCCGAATCACCCATATTACCAGATATAGAATTAATCCATCCAGCCATGATATAACCATTTCCCTGAGTTCTTACAACTTTATTAGCTTCATTGTTTGTTCCAGTATGAAGTTCAAGCCCATCAAGCGTATCAGCATCTAGACCAGACCCAGAACCATCATTTCCAGAGTGCCAAATTCTTGACCAAGCAGTATTACCATTGTTATTGACTGAACGATAGAACAAATCAGTCTGATTGAAGAAACTTGCGGCAAATTGCATCGCAAAGTAATTATTATTATTACTATGAGTGGAAGAAATTAAATGCATCCAACTTCCATTAAGGGGCCATCCCTCACCTGTAGTTGGACTGTCATGTTCATAAAAACCAGAATCAATTCTATTGTTTATATTTGATACATTTACAGCGTCACCTGAAAAGGTACTTCCAGTAGCATTGGTTGCAGTAGTTGCATTACCAGCTAAGTTTGCAGTAATTGTACCCGCAATAAAGTTACCAGAAGCATCACGAGCAACGATTGCTCCTCCAGTATTTGCTGAAGTTGCATTTGATGTTACTGTGAATGTAACCCCAAGTCCACCAGAGTTATTATATGTGGCGGCACCAGAAAGACCAGTTCCAAAAGTATTCAGAGTTAATGTATTCGCTAAGTTTCCAGAAAATGTTGTAGCAGTAATTGTACCAGCAGAGAAGCCACCAGCATTATTACGTCTTACAATAGTATCAGCATTGTTATCGCTTGTTGAAGCAAATCCATTAAGTAATGCAGCGTTTAAATTATTAACTTGAGTTGTTGATGAAACTACGAATGGTGCAGTTGCTCCAGTTACATTGGAAATGAACTGAGTACCTGTAATAGTACCACTAGCAGTTACATTTCCAGGGAACGATGTGTTACCAGATTCATCAAGAAGAGTTGCAGTTCTTTGTAATGATGAAAAAACACCAGTATATTGTCTAACGTGAATTGGTTCGGTTCCATCATCAGCAGTTGCAATTTCAACAAAACCAGCATTAGATGAAGTTCCACCAATAAGAATTCGGAACTGATCATTATCTGCCATATTACCACGAACAAGTTCAGTGGAGTTTGTTCCAGTAACTGTATTTGTAATGTTACCAGTCAAATTAGCAGTAATCGTACCAGCACTAAAGTTTCCTGAAGCATCTCGTTGGACAACATAGTTGGCAGTATTGGCATTTGTAGCATTGATACCAATAGTAACTGCAGCAGAGTTATTATATGAGTTTCCAGTAAGCGGTGATTGAATGGTTAAGGTATTGTTAAGAGATCCAATTAATGATGTGCCTGTAATTGCTCCAGCCGAGAAGGCACCAGTAGCATCACGAGTAACTACAGTATTAATTACATTACTAGATGAAGTATCAAGACCATCGAGTAAATCGGCATTTAAGTTTGTAACTTTTGTGGTAGAGGAAACCGTAAATGGAGCACCAGTTGCAGTTGTAACTGTTGAAGTAAAAGTAGTTGCTGTTACTGCTCCATTAAATGAAGCGTTACCAGAACTACCAAGAGTAAACACATCGATTGCACTAGCGTTTCTTCCAACTAGGCTACCAGTAAATTGTAGGTAAAGATTGTTACCGTGGAATTGAATCTTGCCTGCTTTCTCACCCGTCCAAGTTCCTGTTGTAAAACTTATGTCATGGTCTGCTCCAATCGCAATTGATTGTGTAGTCAATAACCCCTGTAATGTTGCACTGGTTGCAGTTAATGCACCCATGCTAAATTCACCACTTGCTCCACGTTGGACAACATAGTTGGCAGTATTAGCATTTGTAGCATTGATACCAATAGTAACTGCAGCAGAGTTATTATATGAGTTTCCAGTAAGAGGTGATTGGATAGTTAAGGTATTGTTAAGAGATCCAGTAAAGTTAGAAGCACTAACTGTACCAGCATTAAGTTGTCCTGTAAATGTAGATATACCTGCAACTGTAAGTCTTTGTAGATCAGAAGTTTCATTAGAAGATTGCTCTAATCTTGCAACAGTAGATACACCAGCAACAGTTAATCTGTTCAGTGCTGCAGTACCAGCAGTCTGATTAATGTTGTTTTTAGTGCCACTAAAGGTAGAAACTCCACTGGTTTGACTATTTGCATAAACAAGTGTTCCACTAATATCAACAGTGCCAAAGTTTGCAGTACCAAAGTTTGTAAGACTAACAAAGGTGGAAACACCAGCAACAGTTAGGTTGTTAAGTTCAGCAGTGCCTGCCTGTTGTTGAATATTATTTTCAGCTGAGGTGAAAGTTACAATTCCACTATGAATCGCATTAATATTGGTCATGTATGGAATTGATGCCCCAGAAGTTCCGCCAAGAGAATCAAAGAATAATGTACCTACAGTTGTAACACCAGTAACGGTAAGTCTATTCAATGCCGCAGTACCAGCAGTTTGATTAATATTATTACCAGAACCACTGAAGGTAGAAACTCCAGATACAACTTCGTTAGTGACCTTAAAGTTTTGGAAGGTTGCAATACCAGTTGCACCAGTAACTGAGATATTAGTTGCAGCAATTCCAAGAACTTCTAATTTACTATTATTAGTAATAGTGACATTGCCATAAAAAACTGGAGTAGTCACTAAGTCATAGCTTAATCCATTACCTTGAAGAATTGCTCCTAAGGATGGTAGCGCAGAAAGACCAGTACCACCTCTGGTAATAGAAATATTACCAGTAAAGTTAGCGGGATCAAGGAAGTATGCACCAGAAACACCACCAAGAGTTGCAGCATCAACATCACCAGTTGCTGAAGGTTTGATTGAAACCGCACCATCAGCATCTACGCTGAAAGTAGAAGTTTTAAATTTAGCAACACCAAGAGTTGAATAAAGATTAGGAGTTCCTGCAGCTCTATTGACTTTTAATTCTACCTTACCGTAGTATGTGTTAATACCAACACCACCAGGAGCAGAATCAGACGTAGTTGCAGTGGCACTTAATGGTTGTGTTGTACCAATACCAACTGAAGTAACAACTTTCTTGTATGAAGAATCACCTGCAAGGAACGTAGTATCACTTGCAGATCCACTACCTAATCTAGATGGGCTAATTGTTCCAGTTGTAACATTGGAAGCGTCAATTGATGCCGAAGAAAGAACTGTAAAGTTATCAAAAATTGCTGATGAAGTATTAATTGTTGCGTTATATGTTACATTCTGTTTGGTAAGTGAGAATACGCCTCCATTAGTATTTGCAATTCCTGCGGCGCCCAAGGTTAAACCATTTACAGAGGTTAAAGCATCTGCTCTAGTTTCATGAAGTGTGAAGGCGTTTTGTGTGATTGAGCCAACAAAGTAGAATGCTCCTGTAGTAATTCCTGTTGGGGTTGTTCCAGAAGCCCTAACTGCATCACCAGTTGTATAACCATGATTGACAAAGATAATGTGCTCTTCTGAAGTATTAACACCAACTCTTGTTAAAGAGTGTGATCCAGTTCCACTACTAGTGAAATCAACTTTTGTTGCTAATGCATAAGAAGTATACAGTTCAACAGAACTAACGCCAACTCTCTTAATATAATAAGTATTTGATTGTGTTAATCCACCAACCAAGTTTCCATTATTAGAGGAATAAATTACAGGATCTCCATTTGTAAATGTTGTAACTCCGACAATGATTCTATCATTGGCAAAATCAACATCACCACCAATTGAAGTATCCGTAGGTTCAAATGTTTTACCATATCCAACACTAGTATCAGTGCTGATTGCTACAGCATTACCATCAGCAATATAATCAGGAAGTAGTGTTGAACCAGTAAACTTTTGGTTATTTGTCAGTGTTAGATATAATCGTGTTTCAAGATCATTTACTGTTGCACTAAATCTAGATCCACTAACTCTTCCACCAATTAATGAGTCATCGTTAATTGTTAAAGTATCTCCAGATACATATTTTCTACCACCAAAATTAACTCTAACTTGTGTGACAGTTCCTGCAGCACCAACCGTGATTGCAGCTCTTGCACTTGTACCAATACCTGTATTAGTATCAAGAACACAGGTATACACACCAGGATTAGTATAACCAGATCCACCACTCGTAACTGTAACACCTAAAAGAACACCCTTTACAAGACCTGTAGTACCATATCCAACAGCATTAATTGGAGGTCCTGTAACAATGCCAACAGCACCACCAGCACTATTAGCACTGACTACAGTATCTCCATTATTAAAGTTATAATTAGTAGTATCACTAGAAAGAATTAAATATTGACCGTAAACATCAGAGATAAGAACATAACCATTTCCAGGTTCAATTACGGTATCGCCGTTTTGTAAATTTGTAGCAGGAATTAGGTTAACAAGATCAGTTCTACCACCAGATACATTGGCACGATAATAATTAACAACTTTAGGTGGAATAAGATCTGCGTTAATTTGTCCAGTTGCGTTTAACTGAACAACAGCACTTGGAACGGCATTTGTTGTTAGGTTTCTATCGATAAAGCTTCCAAGTCTATTATTTAAGAATGTTCTTATAGCTTTTTGTGTAGAAACTTTAGTATCCTGGGATCCACCAACTTCATTATCACCAAGACCAATATCAGTTGAGAACGCTTCAATTTCAACACCACCAGAAAGGCTAAGTTTTAAGCTGGCAAGAACACCAATACTTACTTTGTTATTGAAAACAATATTACCTGTTCTGTTGAATGCTGTAATGAAGGCACCAATTTTAAAATCACCAAGTTCATTAGTACCCGAAGAATAAACACGACCACCAAGTTCAAAGATTTGCTCAGACGCTGGATCAGTTTGACCACCGTTTTGTGGTAAGGCATTATAGTCCGTACCAGATCCAGAATATTCCCACGTATGACCAGAAGAGTTAATAATAGAAGGTCTGTGGAAAAATAATTGATAATTTTCTGGAAGAGTAGCAATATTAGAAACAACTGTTCCAGAAGGTGTTGATGCAACTTTAAATTCTGTGGTTCTATAAGTTGTAATACCTGTAACTGATGTTACCGCAATTGAAACTGGAGATCCACTATGATCTGCAATTTTCAAAGTATTTGTATAATTAGTAACTCCAAATAATCTTCTAACACCACCAGAAGCTTCTACAGAAACAATTAGTTGCCTACTTTCACTCAGATAAGTTAATGCAAATCCAACAGCAGTTCCGCCTGGGACAGTTTGTTGAACAGTTCTACCAGAAACAAAGTTTAATGTGCTTGTGGTAGATGCAATTCCAACTGATTGATATGCTGCATGTGTATCTAATACTTCACTTACAAAGAACTCAAGATTACCCTTGGTAAATGTATGAATACCTACAGCAGGTGATGTTAAATTAACTCGTCGTATTAAAGAGTTATCTTCATAAAGTTCAAATGTGTTTTGATCAATATATGAAAGATAGTATTGGTTGCCACTAACAAGACCGCCAATGACTGATGGAGGAATCGCTCCCTCATCTCCAGTGTATAGAACAATATCTTGGTTGGAGAATGGATGATTTGTAATTAAAAATCTATCTGTAGAGGTATTAATTCCAGTGGTTGCATTAAATTGTTGTTGAGTTGTAATTGGTTTAAACGAAGAAGTTTGATCTACGTTTGCATTATTGTAGAATCTAGTAACATATAAATCTTGATCAGTTCTACCAAGACCAATAACTTTAAGTGTTTGTAAACCACCACTAATACCAGTAGCAGCAATACGTCCACGGTCAAATCTAAATGAATTTGGAGACCAACCAACTGCTCTTAGTGCAAAAAGACCAAAGTTAGTTGCAGAGTTAGTAATGGACAGATATCCACCAGACTGACATAGTGATCCATACTTACAGAAAATTTGGAAGCAAGAAACGACCTGAGCATAGCCTTCATTAATACAACGCCAACCAATACCACCGAAGGAAACCATGGTATAGGCAGCAGCAACCATGGATTTACCTTGTTCTGGCTGTGACTGTTCTACAGGATTTTCAACTTCCTGCTTAATAATTGGTGTGTTTGGCGAAGCAACTTTACTACCATCTACAAGAATACCATTTGCACCTAAAAAGGATATAATTGAACAGTTCTGAATATATGGAGAACGAGTTATTACTGGCTTCGTATTCTTAGTTGCATATCCAACTCTACTTGCTGTTGAATCAGCTGGATCGTCAAATGCTAGACCATTATCAAATGTAAATTGTGGAATTCCAGCTTGATCCACAAAATCTTTCATTGCAAAGTTGGTTATATAACCGCCATTTCTAACACGGAATAAGTCCTTTCCAGCATTTGATGGTCGTATAATTGTATTTCTTAAGTTATCTCCAAGTACGGCAACATCCTCATAAAGAAGAATTGGGTTATCTTCAACATAATCACCAGCTTCAACGATAATTGCAATTGGTTCAGATTTTGTTGAAGGATTTGTTACGTTTGGTGCTGCAGTTGTACCAATGCCAATAACAGATGTAATAATACCAACATAAGATACAACAGCAGATCTTACATTAGCACAATCAGTAATTGTTCCGATTCCTGGTGCTGGAACTGCTGATAGACTACTATTACCAATAGCTACAGTAAGAATTCCGACAATATTATCAATGCTTGTTTGAATATTTGCACAAGATGCGGGATCAGTATTAAACCCAGTTACAGGATCCGCAATAATTGTAAAATCTTGTGAATTTAATTGGTTGGCGATTGCCTTTTTAGCATAGTCTCTAGCAGCTACAAAGGCAGTAATAGATTCAGATTCTTCATTAAGCAGCCCAGTTGTTAAAGCATATCCAGCTCCATTGAAATATCTTTTAGTTGCATAAACAATGTGCTGGTTAGAACCATAAGAAACATCTTGAGCAATAGCATCAACAATCTGACCAAGGTCTCTGGCACACTTACGACCACCAATAATGTTAGTTGAACCAATACCAATACTACCGCAAACTACATTACATGATGTAGTGATACCTGCAAAAAAACCATTATTTGCAGTTGTAATACCAGCTGTGCTACCAGCACCAATCGTTGTTGTAACAATACCTACAAGGGTATCAACAGCAGATCTTACATTAGCGCATGAGGATGCACTAGTATTTGAACCAGTTGCAGGATCTGCGGTAATACTAAGATCTGTAATTGGAAGTCTGTTTGTCAAAGCTTCGTTCATTAACGTTCCAGCGGAACGGAACGCGTAAATGGTTTCTTGCTCTTCTCCAGCAAGACTGTTGATACCTACACCATTAAAATACTTAAATACAAATTCTCTAGCATAACTATTACCACCAGTGAATACGTCTGTTGACACTGCATCAACAAACATACCCAAATCTCTTTGACACTTGGCTGGGTTTGGTTGTACAAAGGATGGATACGCTGTAGCAATACCAGCATATGCATAGTTAATAATTGTTTGCCTATTTTGCTGAATCAAACGATATGCATCATAAAATCTTGAACGAATATTAGTTGATTGTTCACCAGGGAAGTAAAAATCTGAGTGTGCAATTGCGACTGCAGCAAGAGATTTATCAATAATCTCCTGTCTATTTGCTACAATTCTATTTCTAGCGTCTTTTCTACGATGGAAGTAATTTGCGTTGACATTATTAGGATCTTGAATTATAGTGTAATCAAAGACTTGTCCTACAGCAGTTTGATAGAGTGTGGGTGGTGTTTGATTGTTGATGATATACTGGGAAATAAAGCCAATATACTGGTAGGCAAAGAGAGCTTCCTCCTCTTCACCAGCAACAGAAGATACACCACCACTCCAGTAAGATAGAGCAGCTTCAACTGTTTTAGAATTACCACCATAGGAAAGGTCATAAACAATTGCATCGACGATGAGCCCTACGTCTCTAATGCAAGTTGTGCGATCATAATCTGGTTTATCAGTAGTAATATTTGGATAGCTAAATTCTAAATATGAAACAACTTCATTTTGAATAAATTCTCTGTTGGAATTTAATAAATTACCAGCATCTATGAATCTACCAGCAGGAAGATTAAAACTTCTAAAGGATGCTAACTGAGCAGCTTTCTTGATAGTTTTGACAGGAAGTGCTCGTCCATCATTAATATCGTCACCATTTGCAGCAGAAACATATAATCTATTTTCGTATAAACCTGCAGTAGTAAATCCTAGCTGTCCATTTGGTCCAATGGTAAGGGTTTGACCATCAGTACCTGCTTTAGGAGGTAAAATAATTTCGTAAGAACCAGTAAATCCAGCTCCTGCGCTTGGAGGAGAAATAGTGATTTGATTTCCGTTAGAACTGATTCCAATTCTAGATTGGAAGGTAACAATTCCTTGAGCACCATTACCATCTACTGCCGAAATAATTCCAACAGTGGTAATACCAGTAACTTTAGCATGGCGAAGTGTTGCAATTCCAGCGTTGATATTTCTATTTGCGTCGGCAAAGGTATTTGTTCCAATACCAATACCGTGTTTTACCCTAAAGTTTTGATCAGCCAAGGTTCACTATCCCCTCATGCGTGCTGTTATCTTAGGTTATTTATATTCTGAATCCTACAAAATTAATTACAAATGTAGTAATCCCAACTTGTGCTGGAGTTGCTTGTAAACGAATATAACCAGCGTCTATTCCTTCGTCAATATCAACTTCATAAGTAGCAACATCTGTGCCAGTTCCAACAGTTGCATATTCAACATTATAAGATACTGTACCATTATGGATTGCCAATATCTTAGTAAATTGGTATCTACCAGTTGCTCCAACACCTGATGTAGATGCTTGAATTTGATATTCTACGGATCGGTATTCTAATCTAGATAGTGTTTCATGAATTGTTATTGCTGTTGTAGTAGTAACTCCAATTCTAGCGGTGCCTGTATTAGTATCATTACCATACATGATATTACCATAGACATGAAGTTTCTCTCTTGCTGCAGTTGTACCAATACCAACAGATCCAATGCCACTTACCGCACTAAGAATTGAACCACCAACTCCAACATGTAAACTTGTAGTTGTTGTAAATCCACTATTTTGAATTTGAACACTATTTAAGAACGATATTGTACCAATTCCACTGTAATTTAAATTAGTACCAGTTAAAAATTGTGCAGTTGTATTTGTTGATTGTAGATTAACAAAGGTTGCAATGCCTGTAAAGTTAAGACCCCCACCACCAAGATCAAAATCAACGGTGCTAATTGATTGTGCAGTTACAATTCCAAGAGTAACAATCCCCGTGTAAGTCAAATTATTTCCTTTTAAGAAATTAATCGTACCGACGCCAGCATAATTTAAATTAGTGCCTGAAATAAAGGTTACAACACCAACTGCTGCTCTTAGATCTGAAATACTAGAAATACCTGCAGTATAAGTATTTGTAAGATCTGCTTGAGTATAAGTTGCTCTCGTACCAGAAAGTGTAGTTACAACACCAACATTAGCGTACAATGTTTGAATTGTACCAATTCCACTTGATGCAATATTAATATTGTCAATGTATTCTAGGTCTGCAGAAGTATATCCAATTCCAAGACCATAAAGATTTTGTATCGTACCAATGCCAGTATAATTAAGATTTGTTCCACTTACAAAAGTTACAAGACCAACATTAGTAATAACCTTTTCACTAATTGTACCAATTCCACTGAAGGAAAGATTTACACCATTAGTTAAATGAGCGAGTTGGTTATTTGGTGAGATTAATAAGGTATTAATTGTTGTTATGCCAGAAATATTAGCATTTGTAATACTTGCAAATCCTACCGTTGCAACTCCAGTATAATTTAAGTTAGTACCAGATACAAATGTTACAATACCAATGTTAGCATTTAAATCACTAATGCTACCAATTCCACTATAGTAAATGTTTATTCCATTTAAATATGTTTGTGTAGAATTTGTAGCTGTTAGTGTCGTAACAACTCCACTGTTTACATTTAATGTACTTAGTGAAGTAATACCAGCAGAATAACCATTTGTTGCAGTAAAGTGTGTAATTATACCAACATCAGCCTTTAAAGTACTGATTGAAGCACCACCAGAAACAATGGTATCAGTGTTTCTAAAGTTTACTGCCGTTGATAATCCACTATAATATAAATTTGTACCACGAAGTTCTGTGATTGTGCCAAGACCAGTAAACTGAGCGTCGGTTCCGTAAATTATATTAACTGTAGCAATTCCAGATGTGTTTGTATTGGTAAGTGTTGATTCAGTAGCATTAAAATTAGTTATTGTACCAATTCCACTGTACGAAATATTAGTACCAGTTAAATAACTTATTGTAGAAATTCCTGTTACATTTAACTGGGGGGCACTTAAAGATTCATTAATATTAAGTGTTGTTATAATTCCACTATTAACATATAAAGTTGAAATTGAACCTATACCGCTATTATAAAAATCAGTGCTTCCTAGGTGAGTTACAACACCAACACTTGAATTTAGGATTTGAAAATTAACCGTAGTGATAGTAGCTGCTGAGCCCACTATGTTTAATGTGTTAAAGTCAACTGCAGTTAAAATACCCGTTACATTTAAATTTGGTGCACTTAAAGACTGCGTAATGTTAAATGTCGTTACAAATCCACTGTTAACATATAAAGTTGAAATTGAACCTATGCCACTATTATAGAAAGTAGTGCTTCTTAAATCAGTTACAACACCAACATTTGAAGTTATGATTCCAGAATTAATTACGGAAATTGTTGCTGCATAGCTTACATTTGCATAAGCTGCAGTTATAATTCCAGTAATATTTGCGTTTGTATTAGTTAATGTAGTTATAATACCGCTGTTAACATATAATGTTCTAATACTGCCAATTCCAGCGTTATTACTTCTAACGATTGTTACTAATTCTGTATCAATATAATCATTAGTTGTTGTGGTATTAATTTGAATTTCTCCAACAGATATAAATGTAACTGATGCATCACTAGGTATTGATTCAGCGTAAACAAAATCTCCAACTTCAATATCAGAAGTGTTAATTCCAATTATGTTTGTAGTGATTCCAAGTGCAATATCAGCTGTTTTAATGCCAACAGAAGTTGCATTAGTTAGTAGATAAGAATTTCTAAAACTAGATACAACGCCAACATTAGATGTTATGATACCTGAATTTATCGTGGTAATCGTAGCTGCTGAACTAACATTTACATCAGTCGCTGTTAATATGCCAGTAATATTACTATAAGTGTTTGTTAATGATGATACGATGCCGCTATTAACAAGTAATGTTGAAATTGAACCTATGCCACTATTATAGAAAGTAGTACTGCTTAAATTGGTTATAACTCCAACATTAGACTTAATATCAGTAATCGTAGCTGCATAGCTTACAATAGCATACTCAGCTTTTACACAAAATGCAGTTAGAATTCCAGTAATATTTGCATCTGTATTAGTTAATGCAGTTATAGTACCAGAGGTATAGGAAAGACTTTCTCCACTTAAAGATGTTACAACACCAATATTATTATATAAATTATTAATATTTGCATCATCTGTTACATCAAGATATGCAAAAGTATTAATTCCAGCACCAGTTACAACAACACTTGTTGCATATAAATCACCAGTAAAGGTAGAAATACCTGCAACAGTAATATTGTTTAACTCGGCAGTACCAGCAGTTTGAACAATGTTATTTTCAGAACTACTAAACGTTGCAATACCAGATAAACTAGCATTGACAAGTTCTACTCCAGTAGAGTGAACAAATGAATTTCCAATGTCATAGCCAGTAGTATGAATTCTAGTGTCAGCTCCAACAAATACTTCATTAGTAGTTCCCTTTAAAGTAATTGATGAAGTACCAACTGTAAGAATTCCAGTAACTCTAGCATTACCATTGACAATTAAATCAGTATTACCAAATCCAATTTGAACATTTGCAAACGTGCTTATTCCAGTAACTTTAGCGTTTGTTGCGGTAAAGTGAGTAATTACTCCAACATTTGCATTAAATGTACTAATAGAACCAATTCCACTATAGTAAATATTTGTTCCTTGAAGGAATAAAATATCTCCATCTCTTCCAATAAACTTAGTGGCAGTTACATTTGTATCGGTTAGTTGAATACCACCTACAGATAATCTGACACCATTTGGAACTAAGGTTGATCCAATGCCTACTGCATAATTAAACAACCATGCATCGGTTGTACCAGCACCCATTGTGTTGGCTTTCACCCACAGTAATTGTTTGTAGGTACTTGGTAGTGTATTAATTCCACTTACAGTAAAGGGAACTAGTGAACTTCCTTCAGTCGATGCAATTGCAATACCGCCATGATTAGCTGTTGTATCTGATGAGGTATCATTTCCAGCTGTATTTGTAGTAAATCCAAGAATAATTTCTTTATCTTTAATCGTTAAATTCTGTGCAGTTAATGCAAGAGTTGTACCACCAACTGTTACGTTACCAGAAACGACTAAATCACTATTAATTGTGACAGGAGCACTTAAAGTTGCACTGGTAGCATAGAGTGGACTTGCTAAAGTAGTAATACCAGCAACATAAAGATTGTTGTTGAGAATTGCACTGTTTGCGAGTGTTGTAACACCAGTAACACTTAGATTATTTGGAATTAAAACTACTGGAGTTGCAGTAGTACCAAAATTAATTGCCTGATTACCAGAAGCATTATTAATACTTGATGCCCCAATGGTTCCTTGGAAGGCTACATTACCATTGGTATTGTAAATGTAGAATGAATTTGTTCCATCAGCTGCTTGAATATACCCACTGCTAGGTCTAAAGCTGTTCGCAGTGATAATTCCTGTTGCATCTACACTTGTAGCAGAAAGAACACCAACTGTAGATATACCAGTGGCTCTAAAGTTTACTGTTGTAGTAATGCCACCAATATTTAAGTTATTTGTAAGATTGACATCACCTGTTAAGGTTGAAATACCAGTAACTCTAAAGTTTCCAGTTGTAGTGATACCAGAAACATTTAAATTGCTACTAAAGTTAGAATCGCCAGTGATTGTTGAGAATCCAGTGACTCTAAAGTTACCTGTTGTGGTGATACCACTGACATTTAAATTACTACTAAAGTTAGAATCGCCAGTGATTGTTGAGAATCCAGTGACTCTAAAGTTTCCCGTTGTGGTGATTCCAGTAACATTTAAGTTACTGTTGATCATTGCTGGATTACTAAATGTAGAAACGCCAGATACTCTAATGGCGTTTGTAAATTCAGTATCACCTGTTAAGGTTGAAATGCCAGTAACCCTAAAGTTTCCAGTTGTAGTGATACCAGAAACATTCAAATTGCTACTAAAATTAGAATCACCAGTTAATGTAGAAACACCTGTAACTCTAAAGTTTCCTGTTGTGGTGATTCCAGTAACATTTAAGTTACTGTTGATCATTGTACTTGAGGCAAACGTAGATACCCCAACTACTCGTAGATTATTATCAAAAGTAACATCACCAACAAAAGTAGTTACACCAACGTAGTATAATCCTCCAGTAAATCTTGTATCACCAACAAGATCTAAAGCATACTCAGCTTTTGGAGTTGTACGAATACCAACACTGCTAGTTCCATCAACACGAAAATTGGTATTAATATCCAATCCATAGATCGGATCTGTTTTGGCAATACCAACGTATCCATCCGTAAAGAAAGTATTGAAAACTGTACTACCTAACCCAACTGCCCATGGGTTAATAAGAGTTATTGTTACTCCTACGCCAACACCACCTTGATCACGTTTAAAGTATGCTCTACCATCATACGTGTTATAAGCTAATTCACCAAACTCTAGCTGCGATATGGATGGAAGTTTTCCAGGTACAGCAGATCTTCTTAACTTGATTGGTGTTGCCATCTAGCAATCCTCGGTGGTATATACCCTAATGGTGGTATATACCACCATTTTCTATTTAGTTTTCTTTAACTCGTCAATTTCAGCTTTGAGTTCCTTGATTGCTTCAATCAGAACTGGAATGATAGCAGTGTATTCAACTGTTTTCAGTCCCTTATCATCTTCTGAAATAATTTCAGGCAATACCTCTTCAACTTCTTGTGCGATCAAACCAAGTTGATGCTTATCACAATCAATTCTATCATACTCAACTCCACGTAGACCAAGAATCTTAGCAAGAGATCCCTCAAGTGGTTTGATATTTGTCTTTAAGGAAAGATCAGAGGTAATCGTAATTTGAGTGGTAACTTGTAAGTTAGTAGCAAATAGTGTTGAACCACTATAGTAAAAATCAAGGTCTATATGTGGAAGATAGGTATTACCTCCACCACCAGAAGAACCCATCAGATAATACTGCCCACTGGTAATAGTATTGACTTGTACCGAACTTGCTGATGAAGCATTACCACTACAAGAATTAGAAGAACCAAGAATACTAATATTCCAGCCCGTTCCCGATGCATTAGTACCATTAGCAGCAGCAGCACCTATGGTATTGTAAGAAATGGTTCTTGCTGCACTTCCGTCGAAAGTAGTTCCTGATCCATTTCCACCACCAGTATTAGTAAATGCGAGGGAAGCTACTGTAGCACCAGAAGAACCAAGAATACTAATATTCCAGCCCGTTCCCGATGCATTAGTACCATTAGCAGCAGCAGCACCTATGGTATTATAAGAAACGATTATTGCTGCACTTCCGTTGTAATTAGTTCCTGATCCATTTCCACCACCACCATTATTAAATGTAATGTTAGTAAGATTATTTCCTAGAGATACACCACTGATCGTGGAATGGGCAAGTTTAGAAATTGCAATCGCTGCGGATCCACTAATGTCTGCATTTTCAATAGAACCTGCGGCATAAGCTGTAGTAAGTTGAACCGCTGAAGTTCCATCAAATGCAACTGCACTTGCAGTTACATCACCAGTAAGATTAAAGTTTCTTGGCGTTGCAAGTTTCGTTGAAGTTGCAGCTAGTCCTACAAAGTTATTTGCATAAACATTTGCAAATCTCTCATTAGCAGCACCAATATCACCACTGTTGGCAGTTTGAGGTAGAATGCTAGATGCTAATTTAGCATTAAACGTAACCGTGTCAGTGTTTGCATTGCCAAACGTAGTGTTACCCTCAAATGTAGCAAGTCCTGTTACAAAAAGACTTGATGTGGATGTAAGTCCTGTGACTGTTATAGATGGAGCTTGTACTGCGCTGAAGAATGTAGTTAACCCAGTAACCGCAAGACTTCCAGAAGCATCAAGTCTGTTTGAAATTGTTGCAACACCAACAGTTAAATCAGTACCACTAATATATGGTAATGTTGAAAGACCAATTGAATTAACATTACCTGTTAAGTTTCCTGTTACATTTCCTGATACGTTTCCACTTAACGAAGCATTAATTGTGCCAGCATTGAAGTTACCAGAACCATCTCTAGCAACAATAGTTGACGCAGTATTTGCAGATGTAGCATTTGATGTTACAGTGAACGTTGCTGCACCAGAGTTATTAAAAGTTGTTGATCCTGATAATCCAGTTCCAGAAGTATTAAGAGTTAGAGTATTTACTAAGTTTCCACTAAATGTGCTAGCAGTAACACTACCACCAACTACAAGGTTATTTGTGGAAGGATTATACGAAATGCCAGGATCTACATAAACTTTTTCACCACCACCTGCTTGATTAACGCCAGTGCTGCTTGCCACAAATGATAGGTAATGTGCGGCGTTTGTTGATACGCCAGTGGTAATGATATTTTTAGAGGCTGCAGCTGTTCCAGTAAATCCATCAGGGAATACAATATTAATAGTATCAACTTCCAAGTTACCCATCTTAACATTGCCCGTGAAGGTAGATACACCAGCAACACTTACACTAGTATTTGTAGTAATTGCAACACGAGAAGTAGCAGATCCACCAAAAGTTGTAATTCCTGCAAAGGAAATTCCTACTCCAGGTTGAGCATAAACACCAGAACCAGTAATAAATGTTGTAAAGCCAACATTTTGAACATCACCAAGAGCGATTCTATTAACACTACCACCATTATCAAAGGTTACAATACCAGTAACTCTAAGTTGATCAAAAATAGCACCACCGCCAGAAATTTGAAGAAGATCTTGTGGTTGTGGAGTTCCAATACCAATTTTGTCAGGGGTAATGACTGTGGAATTTGTCTCTTGGCTAACAAGACCATATCTCTTCCATCCAGTTGCTGCACCAGTGTAAACCCAACCAAGATACTTACCAACCTCAGGGGTGCTGTTAAAGGTAACATCACCTTGAGTTACAACAGTTACAGGTGTTGAGATGCCAACAGTATACGATCTAACTTGTGTTGCATTGCCCTTAAGTTCCAACTTGATAGCTTCAATACCATCAGTTGCACTAGAGGTAAGTTTCTTATACAATGAAACTGGACCTCTAAATTCTGAGGATTGGAAGTTACCAATACCACCAGTTACCTTAAGACTATTATTAACTGTAATATCATCATAAGTTACTGAAAGACTTGAATCATTAATTCCAAGATATGTCTCAGTTGGAACATTAATTGAAATCTCAGTGTTATTGATTGGGCTAATAATCTTATTACCAATATAGAAATCACCACTATCGTTAGTACCAGTATATGCAGCAGTACCACCATCACATTGCACTGATTGGGTTAGGAACTGTTCTTCACGACTTAAAATTCTATTCTGTCTTGATGGTAATGCAACAGCATAGTTACCATGACCAAAACCAACATATTCAAATGTATGACCAGATGCACGAATAATTGAATGTCTTCTAAGTTCTGTAGGAATTACACGAATCTTTCTTGCTAGTGAGTTTGCTTCGTGAGCATCTGCATCAGTTCCAAGAACACCTCTGATAATATCTGCAGTATTGGTTGCAGTATTAATTGAACCAGAAATACGAACAATCTCGTTATCAATTTGTAAGAAATCGCCAGTGTTGAATCCAACAATACTACCACTTAAAGTAATTGAAGTGCCAGTAGTTGTAATGCCTGCCGAAGAAATTGTTCCAATTCCAGCATAGAATGGAATCATTCGGTTTGCAATCTTTTCATCAGCAAGAGCAGTATCTGCAGATCTTGATTCGGTTGCTCCAGAAAGAATAAAGCAACTACCAGTAAACGCGGGATTGGTAACTCCAGCTCCAATAAAGAAGTTAAAGCTATTAACACTTAAACGAGTTGCTATCAGGAAAGTTCCGTTATAAACAGTTTGTGCAGCACCAACAACTGTAAATTTATTACCAGCTACAAGACCATGAGGTTGTGATGTAGTTACTGTTACAATTCCAGTTGCAGTGCTAGAATATTCAATTCCAGTTGCGACTGTAACCTCATCAGTTAATCTTACATAACCATTAATGCCAGTACTACCCGTGTAGATACCAGGATTGCTGCCATTATCATAAGTTATAATCTTGCTACTTGTAATTCCAGCAATTCTATAAACACCGTTATAACCACTATTAGTTCTATTTCCAGTTGTACCAACACCAACAACTTCAATTGCATCACCAATATTATTATTGATGGCAGTAACTTGTACAACAGCAGGAGACCATGAAGCTTGCGTAGCCACTCCAATGACGGTCATGGTCATGCCAATTCCATAGGCAGAACCACCATCAACTACAGTAACACCATCGATTGCACCAGCTGCACTTACTGAGACATTAGCTGTTGCACCTTCACCAGTAATACCAACACCAACAAGCTTAGCATTATAAAGAACTGTGGTAATACCAGCATATCCATAATTTGCACCAGCAGAAACGATTGAGAGAGATCTTACTGAGTTTAGATTATGATCAACTTCAGTGAAGATTGAAGTAATACCAGCATTATTTGCAGCTCCAGTTACAGCAATACCAATTCTGTTGTTGCGTAGGAAAGTTGATACAGTTTCCTTAGTAATACTATTTTGTCGATCATTGATTACAACTTTACCAAGTAAATCATTCTTAGCATTAGAAATTGATGATTGTGGATCAGAATTAAAGTTATCTCTGTCTAAGGTTGGATATAGATTTGCTGGACTCTGTGAGAAGTTATAATGATCAAAATAAGTATCTGATGGCGAAACATTACTTGTTAGGCAAGTTAAGTGATAAATTCCATCAGTCTTATTATACTCATGTGTTTGTAATTTATCAATGCTGTAGATATAAAAAGTATTCTTATACTCTTGCCTATAGACATAAGGAAGAGTTTCATTTCTTGTGGAGGATGTATCTACAAAGGTTCCAAGTGTAGTATCAACTGAATACTGGAATTGTTTTGAATTTAGAACCGCAGTTACAGAATTAATTCCATTATATGCACGATTATCAAGGCGAGTTAAATTATCAGAACTCTTAACATTTTTAAGAGTTACTTTATCTCCAACTATGAAGTTATGTCGAGTTTCAGTAGTTACAGTGACTAAATCGTTGAGTGAATCATAAGAAACACTTGCAATAATTTTAGGATTTCTCTTTTTAATTTGATTATCAACTAATGAAAATTCTGTAGAATTGCTAATACCACTTGTTCTTGATTCTTGAATAATAAAGTTTGTGGAGGGTTCTCTTGCAATCGTATACTCTTTAGGAATCACATAACGGAATCTGTAAATTCTATCATTTACAGAACGAGTATCAATTTTTCTTGTAATATATGACTTAGAACTTTCTCCAGTGATTAAAAATTGTCTGTAAGTTATAAATCCACTTCTGATTGTATTATTACCTGATGATGAAGTATTTACATACCAATTAAAATTGCTAGGGTCATATTGAATTGGGTGACCAATTTCATTTGGTGCCTTGTCATTAACACGGCTAACGACTCTAAGGAGACCACCATTAGTGTTGTAAATATCAATTGGAATTGGTGTTCCAGAAATAGCATTATTTAAGCTTCTAGAAAGTTGAATTTGATTTGCAAAAAGAGCACCACCAGTGATTGCATAGTATAGTTGATTTGCTTCAAGTCCATCAGGAGTTAAGCCATTATCGCTTAAAACACGAACACTCTCACCAGTAAACAGTGTATGTGGTGCTTCTAAGTTTAGAGTATTACCAGAAGTGATACTGTTTGCCGCGCCAACACGAATAACTTTAAATTCTTTTTCTGAAGTTGGTCCGTCTGCTCCACTAGGAATGGGCATTAAAATAGGAGCAGAAAGAGTTACTTCAGAGGTTGCTGTTGCAACGTTAACATAGAGAATCTCGTCTCTTTTAGCACCAACTGAAAAAGAGTCTACAATGTGTGGAGGTGGATTATCCGCACGGGTTGATCCAAATAGATAAATTCTGTTCGTTGTTGAAATCCCAGGAGCATTGGTTGTTAAACCAACATTAAGTGACAACCAAGTTTTTGTATCAGCACTAGTTGCTATGTCCTTTGGTGGAATGATGTGAGTAATGTAGCCAACATCATCTCTGTCAAAGGCTCTTTCTTGGAATCCTTTAGCAACAAGTGATCTTGCACCAAAGTTAGAGTTAGAGTTGGTAATTGAAATATCACCACCAGACTCTACAAGGAAATGTTGAGAGAAACCGATAGAGAAGATTGAAACTGCCTGAATGAATGAGGAGTTAGAAACCCTTACATGATAAGTTTCATAATCAGGCTTATAAATTGCACTTGAATTTAAGTGTAAAGGAAGTGATGAAATACCAGCGTTGATTGCGGTGTCATTATCCTGATAAGTTCCAGTATTTCTATTATAGATTACAAATGCATTATCATCACGTTGTAGAGAAATACCAGTGAACTGTGCTACAACGATTGATTTAAATCCAGAAGCTTTTGAACCGTCTCCATGGAGACCATTCATGCCATATGTAGATCTTAGTGAACAGTTAAAAATGTATGGAGAGGCACCATTAACGTTATCTGGTTCGATAATTGCTTTTTCATCACCAGTTAAAACTACACCAGCCGTTGCGGGAATAGCGCCGATGTTAACTTGAAATCTCTTATCACTAGAGACACCAACAACAACCCACGATCCATTATAAACTGTTGAAGTAAATCCAGAAATTCTTACAACATCATCCTTAGAAAGACCATGATCTATAGAAGTATCAACAGTAACTGTTAAAGGATTGGCAGAAACCGCAGCAGCACTACTAATACCAATATCATTTGCATTTACAGCGCCAACAATCTTAAATTCTGGTATTGATGGTTGAAAATCTTCACCAGCTGGATAATCGAGAATATCTCTTCCAGAAGTTGCACCATAAGCTCTTGTAAGCTTATAATAATACATCTGAAGATCAGTAATACCTGAGGATGTACCGATACCAACACCATTTACACCATCTGCATACTCAAAGCAGGATAGTTTATGGTGAGAGAAGGTTGGAGCTTTTAAATTTCTTGTATTATTAAAGTAAACGCTACCATTAATATCACCATCAAAGATAGAAAACTGCCAGAAGTAGCAACCACCAGTAATTTTAAATATAGATGCTGGTTTTACTGTTGCAGTATAAGGATCTGGAACATACTTAGGTCTAATCTTAGTTTTACGAAGATCAAGACCTACAATTGATGTACCTCTAGGTACAATAATACCACCCTCTACTGAGTTGAATTTATATAGATCATTATCAGCATCTTCAATATCGTAATTACTATTATTTGTTAGTTGTAAAACAGTTTGTACCTGCCCATTAACATCACGGAAGGATGCAGTTCCAGAGGAGTCTACAACACTAAATCCAGGTCTATTGTCTAAGATATATGTTCCTGGCATTAACAGAATCGTAGTTCTGTCAAATCTATCGTTTTCTACACCAATATTATAAGAAAAACGAGCAGCTTCAATCAGTGCTCTTTGAAGTGTTTTAAATGGTTTTGTCTGCGAATTACCCTGATTCTCAATAGAGTCTGTAGAATCTAAATCAGATGGATTGACGTAAATAATATTGCCATCTACATTTTTGAGAAAATTTTCCAGTCTACTTAGAGGCATTGATATTAACCAATAGAGCTATTATGTTTTATTTATAACTTCATTTTTTGAATGGAGAATAGGGGACTTGAACCCCTGACTTGCAGCTTGCAAAGCTGCCACTCTACCAACTGAGTTAATTCCCCTGGCGGCCCTTTTGTTTAATGGAGGAGTAGCCGATCCCCACTATGAGAATAGGATTTGGACTCCTATTCTGTTTGTAGGAAGAACCAGACATGTCCAGATCTTCCAAGCCCTCGACTGGATTTGAACCAGCGACCAATGGTTTACAAAACCATTGCTCTACCACTGAGCTACAAGGGCAAAAAACCTATTTAGAAAATTTTTGGCGGGATTTTTTTCCGACCTTTTTTGAAACTAAAAGTCAATTTTGGTTTAGGTAGGGCGAGGGAGACTTGAACTCCCACGGGCATACGCCCAACAGATTTTAAGTCTGGTGTGTCTACCGATTCCACCACCGCCCCATGAACAAGAGTAGTCTATCAGACTGCCTCTTGGATGTCAACCCCGTAAACTGGAGGATGGAAATTGCAATACTCGTTGAAAGTAATTTTCATTTCCTTGTTAGTAAGTCTAGCATGTTCTGCTGCCTTTGGCAAGTTCCACTTAGCAGTGAAAAGCATTTCCATTGCTCGTCTAGTTTCTGGTCTCATAAGATACAAGTAAGATTTGAGGAGGGGGGATTGCTCCCCCCACGCACCCCTTCACACGGACAAGAGTATTATAAAACATTTAAACAAACTTGTCAAGTATCAATGATCGCCTTCACAGCAGTTGAATTTATGTAAGCAGATGCCTCATTAAATTGATTTTCTTCCTTATATAATTCAGATAATACTTGCCTCATACCCCATATCTGTGAATTATATTTGTTTCTCAGAACTCTTAATGCATTTGAAACTTGAATTCTTTGTGTTATATTATTACTACCAACGGTTAATCCAGTTTCTAAAGTTGTTAGTGTATTTAATGCATTTGTATTATTTGTTTCTACTGTTGCATTACATGATGGCAATGGGGTATACATAGTTCCAATTCCGAGAGAAAGAAAAGTAGTCGAGACTCCAGGATTAGCTTCAGCTCCAAATATTGTTGGCATTTGAGTACTACCAATATTATATAAGGTTATGCCAGCACCAACTACAGGTTCAGAAATTATTGCCTTTTTTATTTTTAATCCATTTAAAAATGGATTCCAACTTTGTGTTGTTGGTGATGAAGATGAATTTGTATACTCAATATAAGTTCCAGTACCTACAATACTTGTATACATAATACCAATTGTCTGAGGTACAAATGGAGAATCTGTCATTTTTACAGGTGGAATGTTGAATGAAGTTGCAAATCCCAATACATCAAATTCAACTGCAGATGCTGCAGCGACTGCAGCACCAGTAGAATTTGATGTTATGATTACATCAACAACTTCAATATCACCAGATGTGCCGATTCCCACAGGAAATAAATTTGCAACAGAAGTAGTAAATCCTATAATAGTAGTTGGTGAAGCAAACACTCCCGATTGATCACAAGTAATTGTTTGACCAACTTGCATACCTTGTGTTGTACCAGATCCTGCAATACTCATAACAGTAATGTGAGTTGATCCAATACCACAAGTTCCAATGAAAGAACCGATTGTAGAATCTAAAATATCTTTTGTAGCTGGTTCATCATAATATTTAATTTTATGTAATGGTTTAATTTGTTGTAGGTCTGGATCTATAGCTACGCATGTGTAAACTGGATACTCAGTTACACCAACTGTAGCAATTCCAGTTTGCACCCAATTCTTCAGTGTTCTACATCCACTATCAATTCTTGCTTGATATGTTGCAACAACATTTTGAATCTGAGTATTTACATTATCAATTTGTTGTTGAATCGAAAGATCAATTTTATTAATTGATTCATCGAGATCTTCTTTCTCACTATCAAGAACAAGAATTCTTTGAATCATGAAATCAACTTGCTCCTCAGCTTGAGTCTTAGCTAAGTTAAGTTTTGATGCAATATTTTCTGACGGTGTAGCCATAATTAATAAAGTTAGTTCGGTTTAATGTCGTAGTGATATCCAGCAATAGAACATTCATCATTATTTCCAGGATAGTCTGCTGGAGTTTGACCTTGATATTCTGGAATTAATTTTTCACCATCTGCACGTTCTGCAAATATATGATAGTAACAATGAACTGGTGATATTGATTGAAGATAAACTTTATTGTCTTCTATTTTTTCAACCACAATATTTTGTTGTGTTTGAATTGGTGTAATTGAAACTGTGATGCTATCATAATCAATAAATTCTTTCCAGAATTCTGGAAGTTCAATAGTATAAGCATCCTTAAGTTTACCTCTTATGTATACATCAGCAGAGGGAGCTTCTACACATGCATGACGTAATCTCCACCCCTCTTTATTTGGATGTGGAATATCAAAAGTTTTCTTACTTGCTAGTGCTACATCAATTCTAGTGATTGTAGGACTAGTAATTGTTGCTGCAACGTTTAAAGTTGCATTTTGTGCTGCTGCTCCAGTCTCAGCTCTTGCACCTGTATCTGCTTTAGCACCAGTCTCTGCCTTTGCACCTGTTTGAGTTTCTGCACCAACTTTATTTCTAGCACCTGCTGATGTATAAGTTCCTAAAAGAATTTCATTAGCAGTAATTGCTAATGATGGGGATGCTATAGTAACAACGTCTGCGCTTAGTAAATTAATTCCTACAGGAGCAGTTGGAGGAATAGGAACTTTAGAACTAATAACATGTCCCAAAGCATTTGCTGCAATTCCAGTTCCAGGATAAGGAACAGCACCATCACCTAAAGCACTGATTCTAATTGCAGATGTTGTTACTGGTGTCATTCCAGTTGGAATTGGTACTGACGATGTTGTTGTTACCGCAGGAGTAATAATATTAATTAATCCAAGTTTTTGAAATGGTAATAAAAGTGTGCCATCAGCTTGCCCACCAACCACAACAGGCCCGTTTAAAATTGTTGTACCTGAGGGGAGAATTGGATTTTTAGGAATGAATGTTGGATCACAATGCCCAACATACAAACGACTTACTGCCCAGCCTGGTGTATTACTCATATCAAATACTCGCTAATAGTTTTAATAGATCAAGGACTCTAATATCTAGAGATGATATTGAACTTATAACGTCTGTTGTGTCTGCAATTGCAACAAAATTAGCTGCTATATTTGTGGTGCTTTTTCCAACCAACGTTGCAGTCTTTGATCCATTGACTGTAACATTAGTACCTGCAATAGTAACGCTATCTGTTGATTTAATGTAAACATCATTGCACGAACTTAGAAAAATATTTCCATCAGGATCTGCTGCATTAGAAACAAGAACAATATTTTTGGCATTCAAATATATTGTTCCTTGGGGTGCCTCAAAAACAATATCTCCACTATCCGCTCTAATCCATTTTGCTGGTTGATAAGCAGAATTTTTTGCTCCACTACCTTTTAAATCAAGACCTACAGATTCATGTGAAGTTCCTTTACATGACACAAGATGATTGCCATTTGGCAAGTAGGCATATCCATCTCCATTCTGAGTTATCATGGAGTAATCTACCGTACCAAACTCTGGTAGTTTACCTCCAGAATCTATTCTATACCTGTCATATATTAGTGGATGTCCTAATGTCATACGCAGTCAATCACCTTGAGTACACCTGTTGAAATTCCTGATGTAGTAGTAGTAACTCCAACTTCAACGAAGGAAAGAACTGGAACAAGCTGTGCAGCAGCTCCGTTTTCACTATTTATAGTTACATCTGGAAGATCATCTACGTTACAACCAGCTTCCACAGTAACCTTGGTAAATTCCCCATCAGGTCCTAACTTAAACGAAGTCGCACATTCTCCAACTGTAACTACAGTATTATTATCATATCCATATCCAGGATTAAGAATTTCAACATTAGTAACAATACCAACATAAGATTTTTTATCACCTGTAGTTGCTACATTATTATCTTTTGTATCACCATTGCCATACTCTTGAATTTGTGTTGAGTTTAAATAACCACTACCAGGATCCAAGATAATAATTTTTTCTACTTGTTTTCCATCATTTTTTGGCGACCCTGGAGTAAACTTCGAGTTGGGTGGAATCTGCTCCATGATTGCAATAGCTTGTGCTCCATTGCCAAATCCACATGGATCAATAATTGAAACATTTGGTGCAGAAGTATAGTTTGATCCTGGATTATTAAGTATTGCACCAATAACTTTACCTAAACCATTTACGATTGGCGTAGCAGCTGCTCCTTCTCCACCACCTCCAGTGATTACAAATTTTGGAGGTCCACAAACTTCCTTCTTAGGATTACATGAATTTAAGTCTAGCTTAAGATTACCAATATCTTTCATATCAGAACCAAGTTTACCCACAAGTTTTCCTACGTCACCAACACCGTTTACCAAACCCTTCATATCCGAAACAACAGATCCAAAATCAATACCACCACACATTGAAAACGTGGTTGGTTTTGGGCAGAATTTTTCAGGTTTAGCATAATTTAAAAGTTGGCTGATGACTCCAATCAAATTTAAAGATTGCTCTAATAAATTTGCTGCAGATCCCAACGCACCCTGCACTAAGCTATTAATTTTATCTAGTAGTGGAAGAATTGTTTCATTAATTGTTGCTAGAATTTTTGAAAGAAGTTGACCAAGAAAATTTTGAACTGCACATGCAGTAGCTGCAACTGCATTACCAACAAAATTAGTAAGTGCATCAGATACAAGATCTGGAAGAGACAATCCTATTTGCTTAAAGATGGCGTAGATTGCTTCTAGAATAGTGTCTATTGTTTTTGCTATCTCAGACTGCTTTGTTTTTGGATACAATCCTCCAAATGATAGACCTAATATTTTACTAATCTCTTCAAACAAGAACATCATTCCTTGTTTAATGTACGATGATATATCACCAGCAACTATTGCCGAAACCTTTGATATTTCTCCTGAGAAATCTGTAATCTTATTTTTTATCTTTTCTTTATAATATGTGTTAGCTATATTCTGATAGTTCTTAAGTTTTTTTAATAACGATTCTATTGCTGCAGTAATTTTAGCAAATCTATTTTTGTTACACAGCGTTGGTTGAACTGTCTTATTGCAGAGACCATCTGCAAAACTTTTCATTGCACCAGTGTGCTGTTCTTCTTTTTCAGATGCAACGTTTTCTATTCCAGAAGAGTTACCTTTAGAAGGTATTCCTGGAGTATCTGGTGAACCTTTACCTGTTCCAACATTTTGTCCACCAGATTGTGTTGGTGGTAGTGAGTTATGAGATGCTGGTTGATAAGGATCCCAAGGTTGTAGTTTTGAATTAGGTCCGTATGTTTTTATTTCTGAAGACTTATATAAACTGCCGAAAATAACTGGTTGTTGTCCATCATCACCATCTAAAAAGAAACCGATAACAGTCTCACCACCTTGATAACCATGTGCCTTTCCAACTTTACCTACACCATTTGATTCCCCAGGTGGAACTAAAATATGTGCCCATGGCAATTTATCATCGGGCAATTCAGTATCATTTAGTGGGTGATATCCAAAGATTCTTACCTTTACTCTATTATAATAGAGTTCTTTTCCCGCTTGTTTATTTTTTAAATCTGCCTTATCCCACTTACTTGTTTCTCTAGAGGCAATCTGTCCCACCCACCAAACGAACCCGTCTCGTCCAATGAAATGTGTTTTTAATAGTTGACTGGAGGATTGATCTAATAACATTAGTCTTCGTAAATTTTACATTCAACAGCATCTGGATGACTGTCACAAAACAATTCTAATGAGGTAGGATCATGAGTATCTTCTGGATGACGCTCATGATAAAGTTGTAGATTTTCTAATTCCTCTTCATAATGTCTTCTGCTCTGGCTGGAAGTTAATGGATCTTCCAGCTTAGCCTTATTATATTCAATATGTTGGTTAATGTTTTCCATCAATTGTATCCTGTTTTAAGTTCGTAAGAGTCACGTACTAAACTTAACATAGTATAGCCTTGATTTCCTTGAAATCTATGGCACAGATTTGCAATCATATAGTTACCACTTTGTTGTGACTCAAATGTTTTGTTTTTAGACCCCGCTGTTGACTCAGCTATGTTGCATGTGATGACTTGTCCCGCTCTCAAATCTAAATTGCATGGTATAACAACATTTAAAATTTGTGAAAATAATAAATTGTATCTTACAGCAGCTTCTGATTGATATTTAGGAAGGTTTTCGTTGCCTTCTATTTTTCCAGCATCAGTTAAATTTCCAACGTCAAGTGTACGAGTTAATAATCTTGAAAAAGAATTTTCAATTCCCTCTGGAAGTTTTGGGTATGAACTGGTGCTTGCAGATTTTGAAATGCTAGCATATTTAGTAGATAATTTGTACTCAGTGAAATTTATTTCATTAGTATATAAGTTATAGAACAAACTTTTGTTTGCATACATTCCCATTCTCAATGATGTTAAGATATCATTGTTCTTTGCTACGGTAGCCGAGAGTATTCTAAATTTATTCTTATTACTATAAGGATCTACTGCCTCAGTTTTTTCATAAGTAAAGGAACTTGCTTGAGTGATTAACTTATCAATACTTCTAAAGTTATAGCCGTCTTGTGTTTCAAAAAATAGATACCCTGCAGTTCCAAATCCCTTTGTTCCCGTGGGGACTGCCTTTGGACATAACCACAGCAATAAATCAAATGGTCTCTTAGTATTCCCAATGAAGGAATACTTATTCACACTGTCTTCTACGTTTAAACTTTTTTGTGATTTAAGTTTAGCAAAAATAAGTTTTGCACTATCACTTACCTTTCCATCGAATCGATTTACAAGTCTAGCTGTTTCATTGGTTATCATTTCTCGACTTACCATTTCAATAGTATACATTCCCAAGTTAGATCTCTTATCTACTGTTGCACTTCTAACAAACAATCTACTCTTATCATCATTCAAATATAATTTTTTTGTAGAACCTGAAACATCAATTGCAATATTAACCTTCTCTCCACCGTATATTTCAAATCCCTGAGGTAAACCCTTAACATCTACAATTGCAAACGAAGCCTTTGCAGTTACTGTTGGAGATAGAATATCTTCATAATATTCAAATGATGCTAGAGAGTTTATAGACAAGTCAACATTAACATTACCTGTGAAGGGAACAATGTTAAATTCTTGTACTGTATAATTATTCTCTGCTGACATTATCCAACACCAAAGGTAGTGTGATTATACAAAACGTGTAGGGGATTACTATAATTTTTATTTAGACTGGTATTCGATGCAACTTCTTGTGATGGTTGAATGGAATCTTGTGATGATTGATTATTTACAACTGCAACAACTTGTCTTCCAGGATTAGGCATTGAAGAAATTTGTTGTGGCACATTGGTTTTCTTTGTTGCAGGTGCTGCTGTTGATGTTGCACCACCAAGAAGATTAGCAAACCATACAAGAACAGAATTACTAGCACGAAATCCAATGCCATTAACATGAAGTGAAATGTGTGGATAAGGTTTGTTAGAACCATCACGCGGATCGCTTCTACCAGAAGCACCTTGATAACCAAGTAAAGTTCCTTTAGGTATGGGGTCATTTTCTTTACTTCCCTTATAACCCATACTAGCCAAGTGTGCCATCAAAACTTCATATTGTTTTCCATCCTTCATAAATCGATAAGCAACATAATAACCAAAACCACTTCCAGAAGGTCCCCTAGCATCTGAATTTCCCTGCAATCCAACTGAGGGCATTCCATCTGTACCTCGATTCACATAAATCAAATCTATGGGTGCATAGATTGGTGCTCCAATCCCCCCTGGAAGATGCATGTTCAAACCAGTTTGTTGTCCGTCAGTATCTCCAGTTGGTCCAATACGAAGATCTTTTTCAGCATATTTTCCACCATCAACTACATCCCCAGGTAGCATAGACTCTCCAAGGACTGCAGCTCCTGCTACAGCTGCAGTAATTGCAGCAACTGCTTTGTCCTGTTCGTCACGTATCTGGTTAGCAATTACAGAGTCTTCATTTCCTGATGGGGGTGCTGCAAGTTGATACTGTGGTTGTTCTCTAATTAGTGCTGTTGGTTGTGTTGAAACTTCTTTTTGTTTTTGGCGAGTATAATATTGCGTAACTAAAGATTGTAAAGCTTCCTTATCAGTCAATTGTTTAGATAAGGTTAAAGATTTTATCATTGAATTTGATGTCTTAGTCAAATCCAATACCAAGTTGTCCAAATATGTTAATGAATTTTTTGATAGCGTATCTACCTTTAAGTCAGCCATCTTACATAATACCTAACACAGCTTTAGCAATAAAAGGATAGATGTTGTTTAAGTTTGCAGTCAATCCACCAGGGATAGCATCCCCAGCAGATACTTGTGTTTGTGCTACAGGTTGTTGTTGGTTATTAATTGGTACTACAATTGGAGCGCCGCCTGAAGCAGCACCCGCAGGTGGAGTTAGTGCCTGTGCTGTTTTGTCTCCAGCTGCACTTGGAACAGCAGATACTGAACTTGTCTCCATTGGATCTGTATCTGCAGATGGTGTTGCTGCTGCTACAGTTGAAGATGCTGGTTCTGCAGATGCACTAGCTTGAGGAGACGTTGCTCCAGGTTTTGCCGATGGTTTTTGACTAGTTTGATCTGGAAGTTTTTTAATTTTTTCCAATGCATCTTTATATGTTTCATTACCATAAGCACCCCAAGCCTTCCAATTAGATCCCCCAGATAATGCGAATGCAACTTTAGCATTAACTTGAGGATCCCACAATTCTTCATTAGATTTCAATCCAAATTGCTTTCTTCGTTGTTTACCAAGCATATATCCTGGTATATCAATCATGTTGATTTGCCACAATCCATAAGAGTTATCTTTACCACCTATCTTGTAACTATCATTATGTGCTTGAGTATTTCCAGTAGATTCCGCATAAGCAAGTGCAGCGGCTTCATCTGCCTTATCACCCTTAAATCCAGCACTCAATGCTAGTTCTTTTAGTTGCGGTAGTGTATAAGTTTTTGCAGCTGGAGGAGTATAATTTGGATCTCCCCCATCTTCTTCACTACCATCTTTCATTCCAAGTGCTCCAAGCACCGCTCCAGTAAATCCAGCAAGAGCAGCTGCAACACCTCTAGATCCAGAACTATTACCTGAGGGTTCATCTGCCATTTCATATGCAGAAGATTCATAATCCATTAAGTTTTGCTGAGCAGTAGCCATACCCATGGCTTTTGATTCTTCTGCTCGTCCAGCAAATGCAGCACGGTTTTCTTTTTGTGCTGCTCGCTGTCTTGCTAGAAGATCTCTTTCAAACTGTCCTCTCAATTTTAATAAACTTGATTGCAATCCAAAAATATTTTTTTGTAGATTGTTAACTGCACTTTGCAGTAAATTATCATTCCGATCTTCAACCCTTATAAATTCCTGCTGCTCCTTTGTTATTTCAGTATTTGTTTGTATGATTTTTAAAATAGAAGCTAAATTACCTCCGCTCATAGTAACTTGAGCTTGAGGATTAATCCCCATAGTTTCTCTAACCCCAACACCAGAAGGCACAGCAGAATCTTGTCTGAAAAATTTAGATAAATTTATCGTTTTAGTTCCTGCCATTTTGTCTTGCCTTTTCGTTTAATTCCTCAATGTGTTGCTTCAGCAATTCTAAGTATATTTCTCTCTCCCAAGGAATCATATTTTCAATCTCGGTCAAAGAGTATTTATGGTGCTGCATCAAAGAGAAATTAATTCGATAGTAAGTCTCAAGATCTTCATGTGCTAGGGCTAGTTGAAAAAATCAGAAAGACCCTCCAAAACTACATCATTTTCTACACCAGTTACAGGGTTAGTAACTTTTGTTTTGTAGGAAAGTTTTGGCATGGTCTTAAAAAAGTTGTCTACTTTTTTATACTGTTGAGGTGTTAACTTCTCAATGTAATCAATCAATTCCTTTTCAGTACAATCAGACGCTGCCCATGCAGTCTCCAAATTATAAACAGAATCAATGCAGGATGAAATTAATTTGAAAGCACGATCAATATCACTAGAACTCTTCTTACTAAACTCAAAATTTTCTTCAATAAATTGGATTAACGACGGATACTTCATTTTAATAAAGTATCCATTCTCCAAATCAACCGTATCAGTATGATCACTTGGAACTTCTACTTTAATTTCATCAACAAACATTGTGATTGGAACTTGAGTAGCTTGATCATCTCCACAAGTAATTACCAGATCAATTGATTCTCCAATCGATTTTCCTCTGATGTTTAAAAACAAATATTCAATATCAAAGATTGGAAGAGAGTCTATTTTAACTCCCTTAGTAACAATACAAGCATTAAGAACTTGTTTAATTGAATTAGAAATTTGCTTAATATCTTTTGACTCTACTGCCATGATTAGAATCTTTTCTTCCTTCACAAGAAATGGTCTATATGTTATAGTCTTTCCGTTAGAAGGTAGTGTAAGCTCATACTGTGGCGCAGTCGGTTGTGGTAAAGGCATAATGTCCTAAAGTAACTTCAGTAAAATTATTTATCAGGCTATGTTAGCATCAAAACCTGCGGTGTTTCCTATGACTTGATCAACTCCTCCAATGTTTAATGGTGGAGTTGTACTTGATGTAGTTTCACCAAGATTAGGAGGTGAAAAATTAAATGTCTTTAAATCTGGAAGTGTGATTGTAGTTCCAAATTCTGGTTGTGAAGTATTAACAAAATATCTACTATAAACAAAGGTCACAGTATAACTTAAAACTGAAGTTCCTTCATAAGCAACAGCAGATGCTACAATATTACTTGGATATGCTTTAACAAATTCGTAAGTTAAGGTTGATGAATTTTGAAGTTTATATGCGTTGTTTTTTGTTCCAGTTAGTTTTACTGTATTTAAATCTCTTTCAAATTTAGTAATGTAAATTGTTTGAGTATAATTATTTGGATACCTCATTCTAAAATAATCATTTTCATTTTTAGCTTCACTTGCTAGAAGTCCTTTATTAGTAACAGGGATTTCACCACCTTTGGTAGAGTATAGTGGTGTAATATAATTTGTCCACTCTTCAAAAAATTTAATAACTTGGTGATTAGAATCAACGTAAAATGTTAAAGATAGTTCTGGATATTGTTTGAATATTGGATACTTCTCAAGAACTCCTTGACGATTTCCCATCACCTCAGTCATCTTTAAGTTTGTTCCAGGAAGAATTGCTGCGGAACATAGTAGTTCAATGCTTTCAATCGGATCTAAACCATCGCTATTTTGTGTAATATAAAGCCCAGTATTCTTTAACCAACCAGTCAGTCCGCCCGAAATAGGAAATGCCACCTTATAAAAGGATGTCATTGCCACTTTAGAGAAAGTATTTTTTACACTATCAATTGGATAATAAAGCTTTTGGTTTGAGGACATTTCTAAATACTTTTAGTATTTTATACTATGTATATGTATTATCAAGGGAAATTTACTCCCCAAAATTATAAGAAGTACAAAGGAAACCCAACGAATATTATCTATCGGTCTCTCTGGGAATTAAAATTCATGAAGTACTGTGATTTGAATACAAATATTCTTGAGTGGAATAGTGAGGAAGTAGTTATACCATACATATCTCCACTAGACAATTGTCGTCACAGATACTTTGTTGACTTCTGGGTTAAACTTAGAGAACAAACTGGTGAGGTAAGAACATACTTATTTGAAATCAAACCAAAAAAATACACGCAACCACCAAATCAAAATCCAAAAAGAAAAACAAAGAAATGGGTGCAAGAAAATTATGAGTATGTGAAGAATCAAGCCAAGTGGAAAGCAGCAAAAGAATATTGTGCGGATAGACTTATGGAATTTAAAGTTCTAACTGAAGAGGAATTAGGAATATGAGTGGTAGACTCAAGGCTTCTGATGAGATCATGGCAAGAAAGATAAAAGAATTTAAAGGTAGGTTCGTATCTCAAGATTGGTATCGAAATGCCATGTTTGAAGCTTTGAGAAATCAGCCACAAGAAGACTCTACAGATTTATCAGATACATTTGGGTTAGAAGTTGGAAAGTTTTATTTCTTTTCATACTCAGCAAAGTATCCAAATAGATATCCATACTGGGACAGATATCCCTTTGCACAAATTTTAGAAGTTAAAGGTGATGGAACAGTATTAGGTGCTAATGTTCATTATTTAAATCCAGCCTATCGTGGGGACATCGCTAAAAGTTGGCTAAATAGTTTAAATAGTGTGCCAGATGTTTGTTTACATACTTATATTGTAACTGGCATGAGTAGTATTGCAAGAGTTCCTGATGATGATATAGCTGGGTTATCAGGTAATCCATTTATTGTTGAATCTTTTGTTGATAAACGAGGGCAAAGAGTTTCACCAAGCAAAGTATGGGCAGGTAACAAGTAATGTCAGTACCACAAAAAAATGAAAAAGTTACAACTACCATTTCAACTGGTGGAAATCAATATCTTGTACAAGTAGCTAGTGACGGTCCAGAAAAAGGAAAAATTATGTCGGTTTACGACACTACAAATAATAGTCTTCTAAGTTACAATCAAGCTAATACATTATATCAAGCTAATCAATCACAATGGAATACCAATATTAATAAAATTTTAAAAGCTAACAATACTGGAGCACCAGGAACTGCTCCAACTGTATCTGGTCTTTCTCCCGAAGCATTGTATACTAAACAGTATAATCAAGACGTTAAAAGTTTAGGTGTAATTGATCCCACAGGTGGTGCTCTTCCATCAGATGTTGCAGCAACAATAGCACAGAATACAGCTTTAGATAATTTAACGCCAAAAAATATTCCCAAACCACCCACAACAAAGGGTAAGATCTATGTCTTCCCATCAGACTTAAACGTTGGTAAAACTAATACAAAGGGAGCAACGCCACAAGATTACATTAGAATTGGTGCTCTTCAATATACTCCACCAAATAAAGGTTTACTAAATGCTGGTGGAATTGATAAATCACTATTCATTTCACCATCAATTGTTAAAAAGGGGTTAGCATCTTTCAATGCATCAATTCCAACTTACATGGAATTTATTGGTGAGATTGTTCTTCCAATGCCAATGTCAATTACTGACGGTGCAAAGGCAGAGTGGGGTGTATCCAAGATGAGTATGATGGGGGCAAGCCTGGCTGCAGCAATTTCTGGGGTGTATAATGAAGGTATTCTTGGTGGCACTGCTGCTATGGCAAATGCAATGGGAGTTGGTGGTGAACAAATGGCAGCTGCCGCATTAGGAAAATATGGATTTGAAGCATTATTATCATATACGGCTAATTCCCCTGGTGCTGCTGAAGCTTTTAAAGCAGATTTAACTGCTCAACTTGTAAGTAAAGTATCAAGCACTCCAGTTAATGCTGGAGATCTTTTAACCAGATCCACTGGTGCAGCAGTAAACCCAAATGCAGAATTGCTTTTCAGAGCACCCTCATTAAGAACATTTGACATGCAGTGGAAGCTAGCCCCCAGATCTGAAAATGAAGCCTCACAAATTAGAAAGATTATAAGGTTTTTGAAAATAAATATGTTGCCAACAATCCCTCAATATGGAGCTGCTCTTTTACAATCACCTAATGTATTTGTACTTCGTTATGAAAAATCTAACGGATCACAAAACGCCAGTTTGCCCAAACCAAAACTATGTGCATTAGGTCAAGTTGTAGCAAACCATACTCCAGATGGTATTGGTTGGGCATCGTATAATGATTCTCATCCCGTGGCAACGACTTTACAAATGTCTTTCCTTGAACTAACCCCACTTCTTTCTAATGATTTTAGTGGAATTCCCGAAGACGACGTAGGACTCTAATGGCTTATTTTAGAAGGTTACCCAATGTAATTTATCCTGTTCAACAGGGAGAGAAAAATTTCTCACACGATTACAGTACAATTAAGAATTTTTTTAGAAGACCTTTCATACCAGCTGATCTTTTAAAAATTTATGGAGCATTTGAAGATTATCAAATTCAAGGTGATGAACGTCCAGATAATGTTTCTCAAAACTTTTATGGCAGTCCTGAGTATGATTGGGTAATCTTTCTTGCAAACAATATTCAGAATGTAAGAACGGATTGGCCCATGACACAATCAGATCTCAATAAATTTTTATTCACAAAGTATACCGAAGCCCAGTTGTCAGAAATACATCACTATGAAACTACCGAGGTAAAGAATTCTTTAGGGCACGTCATTTTAAAAGCAGGAATTAGAGTCAAGAGTGATTTTACTTTTCAGTATACTGAATTCGTTGCTGGCAATACAGTGATTAAAAACCATGTTCCAGTTAGAGACGTAACTAATTATGAATATGAGTTACTTTTAAATGATCAAAAAAGATCTATTGTATTAATACGTCAAGAATTTATCAGGACAATAGAGGTTGATGCAAATACCATTCTAAGATATAAACCATCATCATCATACATCGACCCAACTACAATTAAAGTTGCTGATCAGTGCATTCCTCCGATGTAAAAAAACCCCTCCCGAAGGAGGGGTTCTAATTATCACTCGTCTACGAGACTTTGGAAATAGCTGAGAGCATCATCCTCTTCACCACTGGCGGAAGAAGAAAAACTATTCAGCTCTTTCTTGAGATTATCAGGAACTGCAGGTGCCCGATAATCATCCTCATCTTCAAAAGATTCATCAACAACTTCTGATTTGCGGGAAGGAATTTTGCCAAGAACAGTATCAAGACGGGTCTTCAACTGTTCATAAGACTTGAACTTATCAGCAGAAACAAATTCTACAAGAGAGTACTGTTTCTTCCAGATTGCTTCTAGTGCTTCGTCATCCTTCAGCAGTGGCGAGGGGAGGGCAAATTCACTGGAATCATAGTTCCAATAACCTGCAACCTTCTTGATCTTCAGTTTGAAGTCAGCCCCATCCCAAAAATCAAAGGGGTTGATAGCGGATTCATCTTCAAACTCAGGTTGCATTGCTGCTTGAATCTTGTCAAAGATTTTCTTACCATACTTAAAGAGAAACACTTTACCCTCGTTATGAGGATTGGAGGGATCTTTCACAACATAAATGTTGCTGTAGTAAGACATTTTACGCTTACGACCACGGGCGATTTCTTTGTTTGCATCGCTACCGCTGTTCCAAAGTTCGCTGTTGGCTTCGCAAACAGGGCACTTTGCATTGATGCTGGTGAGGCAATTATCAATCAACCAACCACCAGTTCCCTGGAAAGCGTGGTTATAGATCTTAACCCAGGGAAGCTCTTCCCCCTCGGGAGCAGGAAGAAAACGAATGACTGCATAGCCATTACCTGCTTTATCAACTTCTGGTTTCCACAGACGGTCATCAGAAGAGGAGCTTACTGTGTTAAGTTTTTCGACTTCCTTCACCAATTTGGCAGTGAGGGAGCCGAGTTTGGATTGTTTCTTAAGATCTAAAAAGGACATACGGATAAATCGGATAAGTTGGATGTATATACGGATAGATTCTAACAGATGTTAGTTCGTTTGTCAAGCATCAGCGAGCTGTTTTTGTTGGAATCGAAGATGCCTTAGTTTCCTCAGGTGGGGTTTCAGCTGGTGCATCTTTTTGTTCAAGTGTAACACCTGTGCCTTGCAGATATTCAATGATACCAGACAGCTTGGTAGCCATATCTCTACGTTGAGTGAGCTGTGCCTCAATTTCACGAATTTCAGCAACTGTTTTTTGCAAATTCTCATAACAAGTTTTGAGATGTTGTTGTTGTTCAGTCATGGATTAGTGTCTCCTTCAAAATTTTTTTGTAAGATTTTACATCAATGTTAATAAATGGTTTATACTTCTTGATCCTCATACTATAAGTTTCCCAAATGGGATCCACCAGATTCGCATCAAATTTTTGAACATAATTAAAAACATGATCAAGAATAACCATTGTTTCAATAGACACTGTATTTATAATGTGCTGTTTAAGCAAGATTGGGTGATTACCCATCTTACATGCAAACACATCTTTGAAATTAAATTCAGAAAACAGTGTCTCTATTTCTTGCTTAAAGTTATAACTTAAACTTTGAATGCGTTTACTCCATCGATCATAATATTGATCACCACAATTGATGATTTCTCTGATCCATATTTTTTGAGAATCATCACACTCAATAAAACTAGCAAGAAAATAATTTGTTATCTCATCATCACTTTTTTGTCTAGACATCTTTTCAAAAAAGTAACGATCATTTCTTTTATAAAATGCTTCTGCTGATGCTTTACTTTTTCCGTGATATTTAAAATAATCAAATTTACTTTTAGAAAAATGATTTTTAAATGCTAGGTATGTTCTATAGCAGTCAATAGCATTCATAAAGGAAGTTTTGCTTTAGATGATTTACGAAGACAGTTTAATTGAATTGCTTCACATCTAATTCTTTCTTTTAATGGTTTTGATAAAAGTTTAGGCACAGATTCAATTTCAAGATTGTTTTCTTCACAATACTGTACGATTGCTTCAATGTAAGTTAATCTATCAGATCTAACTATACTTTCAATTTCACTTGAAAATTTACTCTGACTTAAAAATTTATCGTTCAGCGCCGTTTGAACGTTAGTTAGTGTTTCCATTTGATTCCAATTTATCGTGAACAAATTGTTTGATATACTGAATCAAAAGTTCTATGTAGTCCCCTTTGTTCCTTTTATCAAAGACTTTAACCTCACCATCAGGTGTTACCATAATGGTGATAAGTTTTTTAACAGGAATTTGTTTAAGTTCATAATACATGCAAGCATAAGCAACCTCTTGAACAAAGTATTGCTGAATCCAGGCTTCTGGTTTAATACTTTTAGAGGTCTTGAAGTCAATGATTGCTAATTCTCCATCATATTCAGCAATGCAATCTACTCGTCCAGCGATGCCAAGCACATCACTATACATCGATCTTTCGATTGCGTGAATATTGTTTATCCTATCTATATAGGGCTTGGCAGCAAGGAACATATAGTATGCTAGGGAATCATAACTTACATCTTCTTTCAGATTATTCTCAAGATAGTCTTGACAAATTTCGTGAAAGTTAGTTCCCCTAGTTGTAGATTCCTTGGTGATCCGATTTGCTTCCTCATCACCCACACGTTCACGCCACTCCTTAAAGACCTGACGATTATAGTGTGAGGTTACAGAGGTAATAGATGGATATAAAGAACCTTCTGGAGTCGGATAATACCGAACTCCGTCAATGCTGCGGCTTGCCATTTCTGGAAAGTCAATTTCAAGATGAGTAAACATTAGAATCCCAAATTCAGTTTATTAACGATATAAGATTTAACCAAACCTGAACGAACAATATCCTCTACACCAAATTCAATACAATCAAATTCAGGCATGGCATGTAGAATCTTTGTGAAATCAAGGATTCCATTGCGTTCATAAGTCTTAGTCAAATCAGATTGTGTGGCATCACCACAGAACATGATCTTACAGTTTTCACCAACCCTAGTAATTATACTATCAAGTTCGTGAAAATTCAAGTTCTGGCATTCATCAATTAGAAGAATCGAATTGTCAAATGTCGTACCACGGATGAAGGATGTTGACCAAAAGCTGATGGTTTCTTGTCCTTTTAAATTTGCATAGAGCATATCAAAGGAAGGATCATCGGGCATTTCAAACATATACTTTACCATATTCTTATAAGGAATTTGATAAAGTGCTGACTTGTCATCATGATCACCAGGAAGAAAGCCAATCTCTCTTGTTGCTACCAACGACCTTACAATGTAAAGTTTTTCATAAGGTGTGGTAGGATCCAACACATCACGAAGAGTAAGGTAAAGGGTAACAAATGTCTTACCAGTACCTGCGGCACCATAAGCAAAGATGTTTTTACCTTCACCATAAGAAGCGAATAGACGCTTCTGGTTATCCGTCATCGGATCAATGTCTAAAAGAAAATCATCATTGATGGGCTTCTTACGACGAAGTTGTTTGGCACTCATACCAATACCAACTTGAGAGATTTGCTTTTTTCTTGCCATTTAATTACTTGTAAGGTTTGACTACAGATCCAGGAACTTTGGATACTCGATGAAGAACTTCGTTCCATCCACCATCAGTTTTGTTTTGAAAATCACCAATGCCGCTTACAGCACTAGCAGTTCCAGCAGACCAGTCTTTATCCCAGTCTGGATTTTCTTTTCTCCACTTATCATATTCCGCCATAGGCATGAATAGTTCTTGTTTTTCACCAGTCACTTTGTTGACTACAGGATATGTTGGCATAAATCCTCCTATTCGATTGTGATTGCCGATTGATCATTACACGTCCATTCAAGTGCTTCAGCAATTGTTGGAAATTGGTTTACAAAAACACAACGACATTCTTCTGCAATCTGCATATGTTCTTTTTGTGTGCCATGTGCAGATCGAAGATTAATATAATGAACCCATGATCTTACAGAGCCTGTCATATAAATTTTTGTAGGCGTTGCAATAGGAAGAACAAATCGAGCAGACTCTTTTGCAATACCATCTTTAATCATATCATCATACAAACTTTTTGCACGATTAAAATGATAAGTAATTCGTGAATGATATTCAGCAATCAATTCTGCAGGAAGATCGTCAATAGAATTTTGACGATTCTTTGTATCCTGCCGTCGAAGTTCTGGAATCTCAATCTCATCAGTTAATAAACTAGTGTCTGCATAACGTTGAGAAAATTCTTGGAACGTAAAAGATCTATGACGAAGAATCTGAGCAGCAATACCTCTGGTTGTATTGATTTCAAGAGTCATATATGCCTGTTCAAAAATTGACCAGTGTTCATGCTTGATGCAGTACTTAAGAAGTCCTGCTGCTGTTCCAAAATTAAGTTGATTGTTTGGATTACTTACACGAGCAATGTAAGAAATAACTTCTTGTGCATTACTGTTAATAAGTTCTCCAGCACCTTGAGTAATTGCAATCAATTTAACATTATTCATCTGGTTCACCTTTCATATGCAATAATTTAATAGCTTGATTTGCAAGCCGTTTAGCTTTACGAAGATAGCGTAGTTCTTCCTCTTCGTACATCCAAGGTTGCTTCAAAGCTTTTTTTGAAAGTTTCTTTGTATCTTGAAATCTCATAGAGATAGAAATAGACTCTAATATTATAGCCTAGAGTCTTGAATTTGTCAAGTTATTTTCTTACCGATGGGTTCGATCCACTACCTCTTCGACCACCCATACCGCCGCCAGCGACTCGTGGTTCTGGTGCTGGTTTTGGTTTTGGCGCTGCTGGTGCAGTTCCATAACCAGGAAGTTTTTGGGCAGTTGCAGATTTAGTTGAAATGCCTAAATCTCTAGTATATGCTTGAGTGTTTTTCAGTGCAGTTCTATATTCAGTTTGTGCTGCTTTTTGTTCTGCTTCTTTAGAATACCTACCAAGGTTAAGTGCTCTTCCAATATTGGCAACTACACTTGTATCTCTTGAAGAAACTGAAGGTCTTGCAAGATAAACTGCTTTACCACCTCTATATGCAAGATCTCCTACACGTTGTTGCCCAGTTTTAGGATCACGAACTAGTTGAGTTGATGCAAGTTTAACAGTTTTATCTTTAGTGGTCAAAGTTCCCGCTTTAGTATCAACCTTTGTAGGTCCACCAAGTCCAGTTAATGCAGAACCTCTTGTTGCACCATAGGTTTTTGCTTGTGATGCAACTTGTCTGGCACCTCTAACATCCATAGTTTGTCCAGCTCTTGCAACACCAGTCAATCCTTGACCACTTTGAATTGCTTTTTGTTCAAGACCTTTTCTTTGTTGTAGATAAGATATTCCAGTTTTATCTTTAATCGCTTGCTTCACTGAAGATGGAGCAACTGATCTAGCAATATCAGCTGCCACAAATCCATATCCAACTGGTCCAGGTATTGCAGAACCATATCCTAAAACAGCACCAAGTTTATCTCCCCTTAATGCTGCAGCTGTACCTGCCGTAACACCATAAGCTTGCTGCAATCCAGGTACAAATCTAGCAAGTTTTGGTGCGACTTTTGGTGCGACTTTTTGTAGAACTTGTTTTTGAACACGAGGAACTGCGGCTGAAACTCTACGTGAAGCCATTCCAGCACCTAGACCACTCACTGCAGCATCAGCATAATTTCCTTGACTCGCTTGATAAGCTGCATCGGCAGCACTCGCTACACCAAGTCCACGAATAAGACCTCTTCCAACTTGTCTGACTGGTTTGGGAATTTTAGATTGGTTTGGTGGTTTGGAGGGTGGTGGAGTTGTTCCTGTTGGTGGTTTGGAGGGTGGTGGAGGCGTTCCACCACCACTCGCCCAACCAGGAGGCTTACCAGTTGATTGGTAAGTTTTCATAAATTCTTTAGCCGCTTTACTAGCCTCTTCATTAGATTTATAATTTATGCGAGAAGCTTTCCCAGCATCACTCTTTAACCAAGCAGCCCACGCTTTTTGTGCGTCTTCAACACCTTCGTTAATAAATTGACTAAAAGTTTTCATGTATTAATCTCTTTTTAGTTATTTATCTTCTTTTCTTTTTAGGATCATCAGGCTTAGTGGCACCATAAAGTCTTGGATTAACTGTGCCTTTTGTCCATGACATAGACTGCAGAACTCCAGTTCCAAACTTATCATAATATGCATCAAAGATTTTTACTTGAGCATGAGATTGAACAATATCGTAAAGTATAATATCATTCACCTTATAAGTGACAAGATAAGAATTTAATGGCAGATGTTTAGACTCTGCCATTACCTTATCACACTTCTCATGTAAAATTCTTACTCCACTTTTTTTTATTTCTTCCTTCTCGTCCTTAGTCCAGACGGAAGAAAGATCATACTCGTTCACCCCATTGGATTGTGGGGAAAGCTTCTTTGACAACGTTGTGTGTGATTCGATATTTTTTGCCAAGATTTTTGTCCTTTACTAAACATACAATTTCTGCTTCATCTTGATGAAGTGCTTCAATCATTTGAATGAATAAAACTTCCTTTTTAGCTTGGCTCATCTCATAATCACCACCTTCAATGAAGTGATAGAATTTTCTATATTCACTATGAACACGAGTATGTTCAGTGCCAGCAGGTGCATCATTAGCTGTATAAGGTACGTCACCTTCTGGCAGACAGCTCTTGAGTGAAGGATCAAAGTTCCAAATTAAAAGTGCTTTTAATCCTGGGCTTTCATTTTCCCTTAGAATAGAAGTTTTTTCTTCTTTGGTTTTGGCGTTTGATACTTTCTGTAGAATTTCCGACATTAACGGATTGTTAGGTAATTTCATTTCAAGTCCTCTTTAATTATTCGTCCTCCTCGTAATCGAGGTATTCTGGGTTTTCAAAACTAAATGCAATAACTTCGTCTGGAATAAGTCTCCCACTATCATCAAACATTTCTGGGTGAATGCTTTGCTTTTTAAAGTAATCTTTAGCTACCCATCCTACTAATCCACCGACAATCAAAAACATTAATGAAAATAAAACAGTGAATGTAATTGAAAATGCTAAGAGTTCCATTTGTTTTCTCCTCTATGTTTGTCCCTCACATCAAGGGAAAGTTCAAAATAGATGGTTAGTTCTTTTTTGAAGAAGGTAACCAACTTTCCAAACTTTATGAAAAATGTTTTTGGATCGGGTTCTTTCCTCCTTGGACGAAGCATTAGTTCAACACCTTTATTTATTCTATCCACATTAACTCTTCACGTAACCCTCGTTAATTAAGTAGGCAACTGTGTCAGCACAACCTCCAAGTTGTTGGTCATCCAAAAGAACTTGTGGAAAAGTAGAACCCTCACCAAACTCATTGTAAAATTGTTCTTTAGTGAAGTGTTCGTCCAGATTGTAAACTACGTGTTCCAGATGTGCAAGTTCAAGAACTTGTTTAATCTTTACGCAATAAGGGCAACCAGTCTTAGAATAAACAGTAAATTTCATTTTCATAAAAATCTCCTTACCTATTATACAGTAAATTATAATTTATGTCAATAGCCTCTAGAAATAAAAAGACCACCCAGAAATTCTAGGTGGTTTGAGATTATCTGTCAAGTGGTCGTTCGGCTGGAGGCTTATAATCTTTTGATGGACGATACAAATTAGGAAATGTATCTCTGATTATTCCCGCCAACTTATACGGCACATCTGTTGCAATCATCCAATAGAAGGTGCAATCAAAGCAACAGAGGTTGATCCAGCAGTAGCCAAGTCCAGAGGGAAGTTGTGAGCATTACGCTCGTGCATCACTTCCATACCAAGTCCTGCACGATTGAGGATGTCTGCCCAGGTAGGGATGACTTTGCCTTCACTCGATACAATGGACTGGTTGAAGTTGAAACCATTCAGGTTGAATGCCATGGTGCTTACACCGAGAGCAGTGAACCAGATGCCAACCACGGGCCAAGCAGCCAGGAAGAAGTGCAGTGAACGAGAGTTATTGAACGATGCATATTGAAAGATCAAACGACCGAAGTACCCGTGGGCAGCAACGATGTTGTAGGTCTCTTCTTCTTGACCGAACTTGTAACCATAGTTCTGGCTTTCGTTCTCGGTAGTCTCACGAACCAGCGAGGAGGTCACGAGTGAACCGTGCATCGCAGAGAACAGAGAACCACCAAACACACCAGCAACTCCAAGCATATGGAAGGGGTGCATCAGAATGTTGTGCTCAGCCTGGAACACAAGCATGTAGTTGAACGTACCAGAGATACCCAAAGGCATCGCATCAGAGAAGGAACCTTGACCAAAAGGATACACCAGGAACACAGCAGTTGCAGCTGCAACGGGTGCAGAATAAGCAACCATAATCCAAGGGCGCATACCCAGACGATAGGAGAGTTCCCACTCACGACCCATGTAGCAGAAGATGCCAATGAGGAAGTGGAAGATAATCAGTTGAAAGGGTCCCCCATTGTACAACCACTCATCCAGAGAGGCTGCTTCCCAGATGGGATAGAAGTGAAGTCCAATAGCATTGGAAGATGGGACAACAGCACCAGAGATGATGTTGTTTCCATACATAAGCGACCCAGCTACGGGTTCACGGATACCATCGATGTCCACGGGAGGAGCAGCGATGAAGGCGACGATGAAGCAAATAGTTGCGGCAAGCAACGTCGGAATCATCAACGTACCGAACCAACCCACATAGAGGCGGTTGTCGGTTGAAGTAACCCACTGGCAGAATTCTGTCCAGAGATTAGAAGTTCGTTTTTGAGCAATTGTAGCAGTCATTTGTTTTAAAAGGGTAAGTAAAGCCAGCAGGGAACTGGAAGTACAAATATGTTCCACACCACCCTCAGATGTGGACATGAGAGACGTAATTTATACACCCTATAAGTCTCGGTTTGGGGTGTTACAAACATTAAAGAACTGTTAAATTCCTTAACGTATTGATCTATTTAGTATAGCACGGGTGTCAACTGCCTGTCAAGGGGTCCATAAACATAAATAGCGTTAGCCCACAATGGTCTAAAAAATGAAAAGATTAGCCCTTATCTTTTCGTTATTCTTCGCCATTCCTGCTAGTGCTGCTGAAATTACATCTAAAATTACCGACTCTGTACAACTGACAGTCCAGGGTACTGCTGTTCAATCAACTAGGGTTGGAGCATCATATTCTGTCAGTGGTTCAAATGTGCAGTTCTCTGCACTTGGTCTTGGTAATAATTCATTTGGTCTTGGTGCCAATGGTGCATATGGAGATACAACACCAAGTCTTACTAATGCTGGTCAGGCATTTACATTTTC